GTCGGAATCTCTTGAAGTCTCCACAAATGTGATAGAATTCATGTCAACCCGTCCGAGCAACTCCGTCTTAGAGTCACATTGACCCTCGTAGTCAACCCAGTAATCGCATGACCACGCCGTTATAATGGAAAAGCAATCCGGATCAATCACCGCCTGTCCTGGTTTGATCACCCCTGGCTTATTCTTAAATGGTTCCTCAAATAACTTAAGTACCCTTTCCCCTTCATAATCTAAAACATCATTCCACCCGATTTGTTCCACGTCACATTCAACACCAGACATCAGATCATTTCTGTTCTGAAGCTCACGAATCAGTTTGCAGTTAATTGCCCAGGCATCTTTTATAAAAACACAATCTCCCTCGGATGTTCTTTCAATATCTTCAGTGACGAAATCCCAAGAGTCTCCTAAAATAACGTCATACTCTTCGAAAAAACACACATCACCTTTACGATACCGCTGGACTTCTAATTCAACCAGACAATCTATTTTCATGTTGTTTTCCTTTTACCAAGAGTCATCTAACTTGTTTCTCGCCTGCTCAGCATCAAGCTCAAAGATCTCCCGCATCTCCAGCGGTAATTCTTCGATCTCATCCTCGCTTAACGGATCTTCATTTAGATCCACTAAGTCATCTGTTGGCTGCAGTCCTTCCAGGCCATCCATCAACCGAATGCATTCCGGCAACGCGATGACCAGTGCCGTTCCAACATCGGCGTGCCCGAATTCGTCCGACACTGCCTCCAGCTTGTAACCATACGGTTTCTCTACAATGTCGAACTTCCCGAAGTCTCTTCGTAAAGTGCCGTCCTGGTCGTCATACGCTAAGAGTCTCCTAGATTCTACAACCTGAATCAATGATTCCGCCATCAAGGATAGGTTCTTCGGAGTAAACTGCATGGGCCGCATTGCTATTTTTGTTCGAAGTCTCTGTGCCATCAATCGAGCTTCCGTCGGATCGTAATACAATCCCGCCATCACAAAGATCTGGTTGATACGAATGCACTCGGCTTCAACGTACTGCAGATCCACTTCACCGGTTTCGGAATTCGGTTCAAATGCTTTCCAATAAGCAGTCTTCACCATCCTTTCGATCGGATCAACCGCCAACACGACAAGAGCACTATGGTCATGAGAAATACCGATGTCCAACCCACCGATGTACATCAATCCGGGCTTACGTTCCGACTCCGGACCCTTCATTTGGAAACACCACTCGATAGCCTCATCCGACAGGGCATCCCCCTTACCGCTTACCCACACTCCTTTCCACAAACGTAAATTTCTCGAGTGTGTGTTTCTTTTCTTGGCATCTTCCAAGAACTTTTTATCATGCCAAGGTGCCGGACTTGCTAGGATGTGAGGATACCAGTCAGGACTTGCTAGGGCGTTGTTCCGCCACACTTCGGCCTTCGTGCCCTTGAAACCGGCATTCGTTGCGATGATGACCATTCCCTGAGCAACACCATCGGCATTGTCCATCAGGTTTTCAGCGAATTCCCACTTGGTCATGTGAGACAATTCGTTGATGATCAATAGGTCAGGAGTACCACCGTGAGCACCGGAGATGTCAGATGACAAAATCTCTACAAGTGCTAAAGGCTGCGTTCCTCCGAGTTTGGTTTTTGTGCTGCGAACCTGCCATTGCACAACTTCGACATACTTTGATAGCCAGGGATTGTAGTGAATGATGTTTTCAATACGATCCTTAACGATCTTCGCTTGATCCCGGTCAGCAGCTCCTACCTGAATATAAAAAGGCCGTTTGACAAAGGCGACCAACCACAAGATGATCAAAGCTAAGTCGGCATCCTTCGATGCCTTTTTAGTTCGTTCAATCCAGAATCTTTTCTTTTCAGGATTTTTACCATCCCGAAGGGATCTGAGGCTATCCGCCATGTCCTCGAAGCAGGCTTTTTGAAACGGTGCCATGCACCTTTCAAAGGTAATTGGCCCCCGTTGCCCGTCGATCGTTATTCCACGAACGAAGAAAAAGAAATTGTTTCGGGAATAATGCTCGTAAGATGCCTGAATCTCCTCTACTTTATCGAGAAGTTCCTCCTTAACCTTTTTCTCATTCTTTTTATGTATTCGATGAGGGACGTTTTCGAACTTTTTTTTAATCGTCATAATCTACTCCAAATTCGAATCCGCCCTGGATTGGAATATGTTGATAATGCACAAATCGACGAGTATCAGTTTTGTGAACACAGTAAGTCATTCTTACAATATTTTCAACTGACCCGTTAATGAGCTTATCGAACAAAAAACCAAGAGAGCTAAAAAGAGATAGGGCAACCCTATTAGTGTCCCGAACGTGTGTTACGATATGAGTTACGTCAGAAAACCTATCATCATAAAGAACCATTAAACGAAGGGATTCAAACATATGGGTAGCTATATAATTTCTGCGAAATTTCTTTTTCACAGCTATTCTCAAGACAGTTAGAAGATCTCCATGATGAGATTTATAAACCGTGAGATAACCGACTAGCTCATCCATCCAATAACCGAAAAAGGTAATTGTACGCCTCATCTTTAGAGAAGAACTCAAAGTCTCCCACTTCCACGGATCCTTAAAACTGTCGTTTTCTATTTGGATCAACTTCTTCGGGATATGGTAATGCGAAGGTTGCTCCTGAATCCCATTTGGCATTGGTCGAACTTGAATGACCGGTATCATTTCTCGTGCTTCCTTTTTCATCCTTAATCAAAGTGTTCACAGGTGGTTTCGGTAACACTTCACTTTCCTTCGGCTCCAATTTCGTCAACCACAAAGCTACCCCGGCCATGCCACACGCACCGACAACCAGCAATCCTATAATCACATCATTGACCTTCATGATCACTCCTCCTTGGATTCAGAAACTTTTACTGCCTCGCCTTCAATCACATCAGCATGTTCAGAAACAATGGATGCTTCTCCCTCACGCATCTTTTCTTCAATCTCATCCACTACTGCCCTTGCCCTGATTATTGTTTCCATCGGAGCATCAAGATACAGTCCCTCGATAGTTTTCTCGATTTGCCCACCAACTTCCTTTGATGACATAGTCAATTTTTTGACAGTAGCGTTTCTCGGATAGAGATCCGACAATCGGGCCATCTCAGCAAAACAGTCCTTCGCTACTCGCAAGAAAGCCGGATCACCGGCCTGCCCTTTGACCTTGGTAGTTTCTACCTTGATCTTGCCCTCTCCCGCACACAGGCGACATTTGGCAACCTCATGGCCAGTTCCGCCGCACTCCTCGCAGTCATCCATGATGCCCGGTCGGATTTCTTCAACACCCTCCCCATTGCATCTTTTGCAGATTTTGGTTTTCTTATTCGTATTGTTTTTCTCATTACCGAAACCACCGTCCTGCTCGGCAGTCTTTTTTGAATGGCAGGAATGGCAAAGCGATTCCAGATTAGCCCAATCACAATTCCAATGATTGCCATCCATATGGTCAACGTCAGTCGCTTCGGTTTCTATTCCCTTTTTCAGGCAATGCTCACAAAGAGGATTGTTTTCCAATTTTGCTGGTTTGATGTAATGACGCCAAGCCGCACGGTCATACGCCTTTTTATCCCCGGCAATGGGTTCGGGCATGTTTCCTGTTCCACCACACGCCTCACAATGCTTAGCAACAATCGTAGTCTCTTCAGCCGGTCTGGTTGATTCCTCAAATTGCATCAAAGCAAGTTTAGCCACATGCCCTATTTGAGCTGTTCGTTCTGCCCGTTTATCGACGGATTCCTGGGCATCCTGTTCACGCCATTGCTTTTTGATTATGTTAATATCTTTGGCGATCGTGTTAGAGTGAACGCCAAAGATAGTAGCTAGCTCTCTTCGATTAGTCACTCCCTGCAAAAGAAGATCCTCTACCCGTTTTCGACGAGCACGCATCTCAACTTTCTTGCGGAGCTTATACGCTATTTCCCCTTCTTTCCGGCGAGGCATTTGTTCTGATCCTATGAATGACGAAGTGGTTGAAGTGGCATGAATCCTTTATCAGGACTCCAACTAAATTCTATATTCATCCCTTCCATAGTACCACAATCAGACCACCTTGCAAATAGGATGTCTTTTTTCATTTCCTCTGCGAGCTTTTTCTCCTCGCCAACGCCATGAGAAACATCCCACCCTTCCATCATGAAAATCATCAAAGCGTCACACCGCTTGATCATTTCAGTGTCGTATCGTTTCCAGAAAAGATGATCAGTAGGAAGATTATGCTGCTTAGCAATCACATGACAGTGAACAATAGGTGAAAAAACGACATGATTATAACGAGACATCAACATTCCCGTAATGCGACATGCTTCATCATACCGACTTTCTTGGACTTCTGGTTGATTACTAGAATAAGGTGTCGCCAGATATATCATCAGATTCTTCCTTTTCTTTCCGCATTTTATTGATTTCTTCCCAACCGATCACTCTGATTATGTCCTTCATCGGACCATTGTAATCAGAACCAAATCCCACAACCGTTCCGATGTTTTTAGAACACCTCCCACGACTGACGTAGGATGCCGGTAATTCAACAACATCCCCGATTTCCAAATCCTCTATGGAATTTCCGTAAGTATACTTTTGAAGATGATCCGTCTCTTCAACATCTTCAAAAATACCGTAGACGATCAGAGCCTTAGAAGAATCCACTTTTTTGTCTCCCCAAAATGTCAGGTAAATCACTACTGGCAGTTATGGATCTATGCAATCGATCTGCTGCCAGTTCACAATACTCTTCTTCTAATTCAATCCCGACAGCTCCGCGACGGGTCTTTTTTGCCGCCATCAAAGTAGTTCCGGATCCCATAAACGGATCGAAAACCACTTCCCCTTCATCAGATGAAAACTCAATCAGCTTTCTCAAAAGAGGAACCGGTTTGATCGTAGGATGTACAGGATCCCGCCGAGATGACCAATCATAACGGATAATTGTTTTTGATCTTTTGCCCCGAAGCTCCCTACGCCCCTTCATGCCGTAACAAATGGCCTCCCACGCCTCGGCAAACCCAGACTTCAAATCCCCCATCGTCCCATCATTACCTTTGTCCCAGGCAATAATTTGTTTTGGTTTGCCATAAATCTTTTCGACTTCCGCCAACCGGCGAGGAGATGCGAATGCGTACCAATGCCGATCTTCTTTCAGTAAAGCCATAACCGACGGCCAGACCTCGGCAACGACAGACAAGTCCTTATCATTCGCCACCGGCTTGGTCATCTTATGGCCCTTCTCACGATTGTTGGTAGCGTAATTGATGCCGTATGGAGGATCCGAAAGAATCAAGTCAACCGGTTCTAATTGAGGGATAACCTCACGACAATCGCCATGATATATCGTAATGTTAAATTCCTCATTGTAGTAATACGGTTCAATCATGAAGATTAGTAAATCCCACCACTGATGACTTTTGTTCTATTGTCCACTTTCTTTTGAACTGGAAGTGCTTTATCTTTTCGCAGTTTGACAATCTTATTCCGCAGCCAAACCAAGCACATCATATCCAGATTACCGATCACTTTCTCCGGATCAATGTTCGATTTCAGTAAAACCAAATCCGAAATCGTAATTGCATCGGCATGATCGATTCTATCTTTACACTTCCAATACGCTTCAATGATAGCGAAGTCAGTCACACGAAGATAATTTTCCGCCCTGTACTTTTTCTGTGACTGAACCTTTTTCCACCGCTCATCGTTTGATAGTTGTTTTTCAGTTCCCATTGTTAAACTTCATCCCCTATTTCTAAAATGCCACCATAATTCCCCTGAGAACTTTTAAATGTAGCATCATCGACAACGTCAACAGCTCCATTGTCATAATAAAATACCCAGTCACCCCGACAAACGGGAACCCATACTTCGCTTACGTCACATTTAATGACATAGCCCACCTCTTCAAAACCAAGATTGATGTGATGAATTCCAGGGGGAGTATAAGTATCAGTGAATTGAGCACATTCTCCTTCACAAACTTCTCTAAATCTCTGAATCTGGTTTTTCATTTTCTTCCTCATTTTTCTTTTCTTGATATTGAAAATGATCCCACTCCGGCCTCAAAGGAATTCCATCACCTTCGAGTAATGCCACCAACTGGCTATCCCTGCAGGATGAAAATGGAGGAGAATCAATAATCTCCGAAGCTCCACGACGGAGCCTGCGGATTTCGGAATTAGCTTGCCGGATTTCTTCTTTCATGACTTCATAAATCCCGTGATCAATAACAACTAACGGACCAACGAGCTCTCCCGGATCCAGGTCACGACCAATCATGCCTATAAAAGAATAAGAATCGGCCCACCCCTTTTTTTCAGAAAGCCAATTCATTCCACTTAACATAGGTTCTGAAAAATGAAAATTTCGTACCCTATCACCGGATTTGTTTCTTGTCATCCAAAATTTCATTTCATTTCCTTTCAAAACCAACCGATCACCGCCCTGGTGCTTTTGAGATGGCCGAAACAATCGACAATCAAATCCGACGGTGACCGGATGGTATCTTTTGTGTTTTTAAGTACCAATCCACAAATCTCTCCAAACCAGCTTCAATGGAGTAGTGTGGCAGACACTTGAGCAAACGTACCATTTCTGACAAATCAGCTTGAGTTGATTCTGGATCAATGCCAGTACTGGGCAAATAATCTATTGCTGATTGAGTGTACACTTTTCTGTGGGTTAAGATCTCAACCAATTTCTGAACAACGTAAGTGAGTGAGACACTTTTACCAGATCCAACATTAATGATTCCGCTTGTGTCAAAGGAGGGATCTGCGGTTCGCATAACAGCAGATACTACGTCATCAACATAAACAAAGTCTCTTTTATATTTCCCTTCATTATACAGTGACAGAGTTTCTCCGTTAACGAGACTTTCTGTGAATTTCCAAATGGCCATATCTGGCCTGCCCCAAGGTCCATAAACGGTGAAAAACCGAAGGCTTGTTACATTGATGTTGTACTCGTTACAAAAAACTTCTGCCATTACTTCGGCTGCTTTTTTTGCCGCCCCGTACACATTCACCGGTGTTGGGTTTTCATAATATTCAGAACACATCCCATCTCCATACACACTAGATGAAGATGCATGGATGACCTTTTTAATACCGGCATGCCTGCACGCTTGAAGAACATTAGCAAATATCTCTATGTTGCTTTGACAGCAAAAACCTGGATCTTCCTCGGATTCTTTAACACTGCCAAGTCCAGCGAAGTGGTAAACCGCATCGAATTCCTCTTCCATGCATAAAGTGTGCAGATCACCGTAATCTAGTAGGTCAATGAGAAGTGGCTTCACTTTCAAAAATTCACGAAGCCTTTGATAGCTAATGTTCTCAACAAAATTATTATCAATAGGGTACACATCATGCCCAGCTTCATGCATGGCATTGGTTACATGAGATCCAATAAACCCAGCCGCACCAGTTACTAGAACTTTCATTTTGTATTCCTGTACTCCCGAAATTCCCAAGGACATTTGTTCATTTTATTGAATCGCTCGGCTTGTGTTTCTGCGAAATGAATCCCTATGGGCGTTCCTGGATAATGAGCTACCCAAAGATAACGCCCCTCTGCATCAGGTTCAGACCAACGGACATGGCACATCTCACCACTATCTTCAAGTACCATCTCCCAATGAGGATTTGATCCAGTTTTTTTAGGGGAATCTCCTGGACAATAGAATGCCCCATCTTCCCATCCTTTAGAATGCCCTGCTATCAAACCAAGAATGAAAAACAAAAGTAAAAGAAGAAACAATACTGACGCACTCATTGTTTTAATCTTTCAATTTTCTCGATTTCTCTTTCGACAAGACCCTTCACCCACTTAGCTATAGTGATCTTCTGCCTCGCCGCCTCCGCACGGACCTTTTTCCATACCTCAATATCTAATTGAGTGTTAATTTGTTTTCGCAGTCCTTTTCTTGATAGATGGGGCTCCGACATCCTGATCCTTTATGTATAATACATAGAATTCAGTTCTTCCCGTAACGCTTGCAACTTAGATCGAATCAGGAACAACCGAAATCTGAAAAACCAAGTGAAGTGATGATTTAATTTCAATGATTCCTCTTTCAGTTCGAGATTCCTGATTCTGCGAAGGAGTCTCCTGTATCGTAGATCTTCGCGTCTTTGAAAGAACATTGCACTGCCTCCTTCTTTCGATAGTTTTTATCCGCAAGCCTTTGATATTCTGCAAAAACAAACAGATCCTCTGCTCCATCTATTTTACTTGTATAGTATGGAATTCTTTCATCCTCTGCAATCTTTGCAGTCAATTCCGGCCACTGGGCCTTGTACTCATTGCACGAAAACTCATGACTGCTTCTGATTTGAGTAAGACATCCACACCTATTACCTGCACCACCATCATCGGTCATATACTGAAATAATGGAGATTTTGGGAAATCTTCATATGGATGGCATGACCACTCATCATTCATGACTCTACCGGTCTCTTCCCGCATTAAATGAATGCGGGCCATGATTTTAGTAATGGCATGATCATATTTGTCCAGCATCTGATTCTCCTTTAGGTTTTGTTCCGCCCTATGATACACATCAGGTTTTCACTTTTTCGACAAAATCAGGACATTTCTATGACTTTCCCGCATCTAAGCTCATCAATATGGGTGACCATGATGAATTGCACATTCATTTCATCGGCCAGAGATTCCAACAACCCCCGCATCCTGCCCCGATACTCCTGACTCAGGAAACGAAATGGCTCATCCATGACCAAAACCCGACGTTTCGCCGGTCGTGTCAACAACAACGACGCCAACCGCAACGCAAACGCCGCCACGTCAACAACACCGCCCCCACACGCCGATACCGGATCAATTGCGATACCGTCCCGCACGAATCGTAACGACGCCTCAGTGCGGCCACGTTTTCTCTCAAAATCGATCTTAAACTCATACGGTTCGTCAAAAATAACAGAAAGGCATCTACTGACAATTGATGCGATTTTTTGATGGGCCAGTTGTTGAATCAAGGCTGCCGAATGCTGGAGCAATTCCTGAGCATCTTCGGCATCCGTTAAATTCACTGTAGAATCAGAAAAGGCGACTTTCTCAGCCGCCAATCTAATATCTGCTGCCCTTTTTTCAGCAAGGACTTCGTTTATTTTTTCACGTACTTCAATTAAGTTCATTTTTCATCACCCTTAACCTTATCCATTGCATCCTGCAGTTTTACCAATTCCTTTTCATAAGTGCTTTCCAACCCGGACAACTCGTCCTTCATTTCTTGCAAAACGGATTCAGCATCTTCAACAGTCTCACAAGAGTAATCCTCTTTCAAAACACCCATGAGATGATCTAGACCGCCCCTGGCACGATCCACTTCTTCCCTCTGATGCTCAAGTTCAGATTTTAGTTTTTCGAACTTCTTTAGATCAATCGTCATCCGAAATCATTCTCCTGATTTTCTTTTGTGCCTCGGCCTCCCCAAACTTATCAATCATCTTTTTGACAGTCTCTATTGTAGGATTGTCATAAATCATGATTGACATCACTATGTCGTCATCCCACTTTTTTTGAGTGAGATAATCGGTCATCCTTTTTCGTTCACGCAATTCAGCAGGAGTAGGTGTGTAAGTCATTTAAGTCATCCATCAATGGCATGTAGCACTCGACAACGAACACCGGAACTCGTATCCCGCTTGTCCATTTCTCGTATAACAAAATCACGAAACTGCAGGGAGTCTCCTCCTAAAGATTGCAACTCTTCCAACAGATCCCTTGCGGATATGTCATCTTGTCTATTCGTTCTTTCCAAATGACGATCCACAAACTTATCGTCATCTGTAGACAATGGTATAGGTTCTATCAAGCCTGTGGAATATAAAATTCCTACTTGAGGAACATAATCAACCTCATCAATCTTCCTACGCATCAAAGTCCCGGTATTTATTATATCAATCCCTTCAGGAAGTCTTACATGAAATCCCTTATGATTGTCACCGAAAACTGCTGCGTCATATCCGGCTATTGCACGGCGATACTTGGCCACCCGTTGTTCCTTTGGAGCATTCGGGTAACCAAACCCGTCCTTCCAAATGTATGAATGAATGACGGCAAGATGAACATCTCTTGAATCTTTTTCCGACTTCAATGGTTTAATATCTGATCCCCAAGGAAACGGAAACAGTACTAGGCCGTTACTTTTTTCCTTGCCCTCATGCCGCACTAAAAAGTCACCCTTTTCGATTTCCTTCAAAACACCACATTGAACCAAGGTCCAATAAGCCGACCGTTCGATTTCTCCCATGTTATGATTCGGAAGATCATGCTGTCCTGGTATGGCGTACATTTCAGGCAAATTATCAACCGCGAAATTGATTAACTCCGCAGGTGAATTCCACCTGTCAAAAACATCACCAGCACAGATGATCGGTAACTTACAATTAAACTGTTGATGTGCAATGAAACGTAATTCATCAAGAACACGCTTCATTGCTTCATACCAACTTTCCTCAGCAGTTCGTGCTACCGGACATTTGTGACTGAGATGAATGTCCGAGCACAGAACTGCTAAAGGGATTCCTTTTTGTTTTGCCATTTTATGCCGTTTAAATTATTTCTTCTCTTTCCAAGAACCACTTCTCGATACTCATCGGCCCACGATAGCCGTTTTTGAAATCCTCGTCATTGTCTTCAACTAAGCTCCAGGGAATCCAGTGCTCTTCTCCATCTTCAGTCATGATCTTGACAGCTTTATCCTTCTGATAAAGAATCTCGACTTCCTGAATCTCGTGATACTCCTTCGGCATTTTCCCTCTCCCAATTTTCTTCGAAAAAGTAAAGTGTGCCAGATATTGGGCTACTGAATGAATGCCGAAAAACCCTGCCTACAGGAATGCCGTTACCGACGACCTCCCGTTTTTCTAACCAGATCAAACAAACGGCATTCATGATAAGTTCATCATGCCTTTGAAAATCAAGCAACCGATCTTCTGTCCACGGCTCATTGCAATACAAGTAAGCTGGGAGGCTTTTTGACAAACCTTCTCTGTTGACGAAAACGGATCTCTCTAATTTAGTCCCAGGAACAGGAATGTACGTCATGATCACCTAATTCTAAATGGCGGTCCCGCAGGGGATTTGAACCCCATATCACCCTCTGCAAGGTTTACTGCAACTGAGCTATCTTCGTATTCACCCAGTTGTGTGCATTATTGAGTCTGGGGCAGGAAGACTCGCAGCACGCAGGACCGTGTTTTGTTATCTCAAATAAGATCTGCCCAAGTACCGCCCTCGACGATTGAAATGATACAACGACCGTTTTCTTTTGAACGACCGACCAGCATAACGATTCCGCCTATTGAAATGATACAACGACCGTTTCCGATTTACCGATTGCCCGATATACGAATTCCTCCTATTGAAATGACGAATCCTTCCTGATTTTCCCCAAGCCTTATCCGGATCCCCCCAACCATCGGCATAGGATTCAGTTGCCATCAAAATGAGAATGAAAAAAATAGCAAAACCTCTCATGAGTTCACCTCCATCGGTTTTCCGCAAACCGGACATCCGTCTTTTAGATAATCAGAATACTTCCTATTCAACTCTGCAAGACGATTACTTCTGGAACCCACTAAACTGGTCCCAGATTTGATTCTGTTCAAAAGATCAATAAGTCCCTGCTTTTTTCTTTCCAAATCAGTATAGTGTGCAACCATATCAGACAGGGCTTTGATTTTTGGAAATTTTAGAGAAATTATTGAATTCAACTTAACAACTTCCGCTAAGTTGCACTCAAGATCATTTACCGATTTTTGAGTTAGTTTTATCACTCCCCCAACAGTCAATGTAGCATTCAACGCATTAATGCAAGGTTCCCTGACTTGAATGACTTGAAATGCTTTATTTACACCATCAATAGTTTTCTGCAAAGACAGAATACCTTTCTGCCCCTCTGCAGCCCGTGCACCGACGGTGACTACTGATTTCACAAGGCCGTGCATATAAGTATGGTACTCATGCTTTTCAGAAAACACCCGTATGCTATTCAAATTAGAGGTGAGCTTTTCAACCTGACCTCTTTTCTGAATTATTTCAGCATTCAACTTTTCTGCTCGTTTAAGTTGAATGTCGGCATCCTCTACCCACTTAAGCTCTTTAACTTTTAGCTTGGCCTCTTTTAATCTCTCACGATTTATTTCTGATTCTTTTTTCAGATTGTTGACGGTTTTCAGTATTGATGAAAGAGACTCATCAATGATTCCAAGATCAACAACTGAATTTAGACGACGGGATACCTCGCCCGCCGTTTCCGAAAACCAGTACACAGCATCGTGCTGATTTTGAAAATTAATGTCATTAACATTCAGAACAGCATCAATCGTGTCAGGAACATTTGTTCCAAATGAAACGTATTTCTCAGCATCCAATTTATAGGCATTGATGGTTTTGCCCCGCCGTCTTTCAATGATAACATCATCAACAAACAGCTTGACAATCGTACCGGACGTTCCATGTCGTATGAATTCCTGCCCTTGAGGATGATTCCTGCACACCCATCTCAAAGCCCTAATAACCGCCGACTTGCCCACATCCGACGGACCTACGATCACCGTAAGTCTGGGATCAAATTCGATCTTCAGCTTACTGTGAGCTTGAAAATTTTGAATCAGAAGTTTTTCAAACATTATTTATCATCACCAGATTTTTGCGTTGCATACAACCTAAACCCCTGGGCTATTGCAAGAATAAAATACAGTAACAGGGTAAATAACCATAAATCATGAACGCTTTCGTTGAGTAGATTGACAGCCTTAATAATTTCATCAAATTGCTTAACTATAATTTCAATTTGATCTTCCGTCATGCCATCCCCAATTCTGTTTGAACAAGATCCAACAGCCACAAAGCATCTGCGTGATTGTCATCTATAATTTCTATCCCAGGCCACTTGTTTTCCGCCGCCTGTATCATCCTGGCTTTGCTTCGTTTTCCCTTAGTGTTCTTCAAGGCATGGTTTTTTATAGATGCTGAATGGCGGGTAGTTATTTCGATCCCTTTATCCGCAGCAATTTCTTCAGTACATGAAATAAAACCGTAGGCCAGTTTAGTGGCATGACCTCCCCTATGATGTGCCTGCTCGTAAGCAATAACATCCGTGTGCGACATCTCCAAAACCCAACGAAGCCATGCCTTGTAATTCAACCAAAGCATGCCAGGAGATTCACCACGTCTCTTTTTGAAATCCTGCATACCGGATGGTCCGTCAGAATGAGCCCACCCGGTTTTCAGGGCGAGATCCAAGGCAAGGATTTCAACATTGCCACTCATACATCAAATCCTTGCTTAATCAATTTATCCTTTTTTGCAGCCCTCGACGAACGACGGCTTGTTCTGATTCCCAAGGCTTCATGAACTTTCCGAATTTTCTTTTCAGTTACATCATCTTTTTTAATCGGAGGAACCCTTATCCCAGGGAATGGTAGTTCAACGATAGGCAAATTTTTATGCATCAACCCGATATTTTTTTGAATATCTTCGTATTTCTTGCCCTTCGTCAACTCTCCAGACAGATACCTTGCCGCCGTGACCTCACCTACGCCCCGTATACCGGCCACGTCGTCCGATTTACAACCCGCCAAGGCTTTTACCGAAGGCCATTGGCACGGCTCTATACCCCAAGTCTTGCGGAATACGTCAATATTAATGCATGCCTTTGTTGTAGGATTGAAATGCATCACATTATTGCGAATGCACTGATACATATCCTGATCTGAGGAAACAATAATCGCTGTTTTGCTTTCCGGAATACGATTAACCGCCTCCGCTATTATGTCATCTCCTTCGTACCCGGCAACTCGGAAATTATTTTTGAATCCCATTCCAGGCAAGTACTCATCCTTCAAGGAATCTACCTGATCATGCAGCAACTTAACTGCATCCAATTCTTCCGGCGACAGTTCCTTTGAATAGCGAGTCTTTTTATAGTTTGGATAAATTTCCCGGCGTAGGCTTTTCCCCCTGTCATCGAACGCCATTACAGAAAATTTGGCGTCATGGAGATTGACTAATTCAAGAATGGTGTGCAGAACACCATAGGCAACACCAGTAGGAATGCCCTGATACTCAAGCCCACCGGTGGTGTGCCACGACCGGTGGGCTAAGTAATTGACATCAAACAAAAGAATGTCAGCCATTGATGCTCTTCTCTTGTTCCATAATAGCTTGATGCACCTCTTCACGATGCACTGGCACTTCTTTCGGTGCCTGAATACCCAACCGAACCTTATCCCCGCGAATCTCGACAATTGTAATCACGATGTTTTCATTGATGACAACACTCTCATTCCTCTTCCGTGAAAGAACTAACATTGAAATCGCCTCCCTTTAAGAATACTTTGGTTTACGAACTACCTCACATTTCTCCTCAATTTCTTTCCAGACATCAGTAACTAATTGCACAAGATCCGGTTCTAGGTCATTGCTGTTTATGTGCTGAACAAGTTGTTCCTTTCTCCCCTTGAAATCAAAATCCTTCGCATTGATTTGAGCACCGGGTTTCCAATACCCTTCTTCCAGTAAAAAATTGACATTTGCTTCAACATCATCAAAACCCACACTGTAATAAATAGGAACCCTTACCAGTCGATCCCTGCCCGTTCCACGATTTTTCTTAATTCGAATCAGGACTTCTGTTCCGATTTTTCGTTTTGTTCCGCGAACAGTTCTGTCAATTTTATTGCCAACCGACATCCACATTTCGGACATGGCATAAAACGTCAATGCCTTGCCACCTGAACGTGTTTTTTTGCTCTCAAATAAACCAGCATTGATGTTATCACGAGTCTGATTGACCACCACCATGATGCTCCCGGTATCCCGAAGCAAGGAAACTACCTGCCTCATGCCAGAGGAGTTGATCTTCGCCTTACCATCCCCATAATCACCTTTGGCTTGTGTTCCTTTTCGGTTTGCTGTTTTCTTCTCATCAAATTTCTTGCCCTCATAATCACTGGACAGGCCATCCATACTGTCTTCAATCCAAATGCACGGATCATTACTAATCAAACGGTCATGTGCATTGAAGTAAAAGTCTTCGACAGTGTCACTATATATCGGATCTCCGTCTTCGTCGAATGCAGGTGGTTCAATTCGATCCGCCAATTTTTGACCAAAGTATTTCGCAGTATCCATCAAAACGCCACGTTCCACATCATCATAAACCAATTTATAGTCATCAAAATGTTTATTGAGTGTGGCTTCAGCAAGGATCATTCTACTGAGGAATGACTTACCTGATGATGAATCTCCAACGAGGAAGTAGTACATCCCTTTGACAAGCCCGCCATAGGGAGTCCCGGTCAATGCTAAGTTGAGCAGTGTGATGCCAGTGCTCAGCATATCCTCTTTTTCAAAGATAGATTTCGTCACCATCTTTTTACTTAACTCTGCTTTAATTGTGTCAATGTTTGACATAAATATATACCAGTGAGGCCGGTGGAAGGAAAAATCAAAAACCACCGACCCCACTGGCCCCGAAAGGCGACGAATCGGCCCGAAACAGCAGGTAACCAGCCCGCTACCGATCCATCACACAACCCGCTCATTAATCCCAGTCTTCATCCCATTCATCTCCCCCACCTTCCTTGGTGTCAGAATCATCCTCATCATTTCCATCGAATGGAGGCTGGGCTTCATCATCCTGATCACCAACAACCACGACTTCGTCAGGGCCAATAGCCTTCTCGATTTCGTCATCATCAGACATCAACGTCAACGAAGTTCCATCCCCGCTGACTTTCACAACAGTCCATTCTTGTGATTTATACTTCACCCGACTGTCTTTTTCAATACCATAATCTTCGGCAACCGGTTCAGCTTTCTTTTCTTTTTTCGGTTTCGGTTTTGGCTTTGGCTTTTCTTCCAATTCCGGTTCCGTTTCAGTATCATCATCAGGTTCGTCGTCGTTTTCAGGCTCCTCCTTTTTGGCCTTTCTTCCACGACCCTTATCCGAAGATTCCCCACCACCTCTTTCATCCAACGGAACACCAAGATAGATATTCTTCAATTCCTCGTAGGAAGTCTCGACAAGCAAATCATCAAGGCAAACGCCATGATTCACAATATCATCCGGAAGCGGATCCCGGCGAGGAGAAAAGTCGATGGCTGAGGCAGAGAAACCATATGGTTTATTCTCCGACATAGTCAACCGAAGGATCATTCCATCTTCATCAGCAAAGTAGAACAGATCCCAGCCATCCTCCTCTTCCGACTTGTCGATCCGGTCATCCAACAACTTGCCGAATTGATGGTAACTGAAATCCCATAACTGCAAGCCGTCTGATGGGTTGTCATGATCATAGATCAAAAACAGTTGCCTTTCCTTTGGCGACAGAGCTTTGATGGTTTTCTTCAGCTCTTCCTTTTCCTGCTCAGTAGATGCTGTCGAGTTTTCAGTGATGCGGGCCAACTCTTCCTTGATGAAGTCTGGCTTACCAAATGTCTTATGGGAACAAATGTAAGTCTTTTCTTCGATTCCGACATTACGATAAACCCAATAGGTTCTCTCGTAATACAAATCCCCAGGATCACATTCCGGATTTCCCTTTCCGGCGACATAGGGAATGATTGAAATTCTGTTCACATCACTGTATTTCCAGAACTTCATTCCATCAGGGATTCTGATGGATGTCGTAGAAAACCCACTCTTGTGCGTTTCTGCCCGACGGCGTGCCAGTGATCTCTTTTTCCTTCGTTCTTTTGCTTTAGCTTTGCTCACTGCCGTTTTGTCCTTTCAAATTTTTAATTAATGGGTTGCCTTCAAAAACTTTATGCAACTCGTTGACGTATTCTTTTCTTGCTGAGTAGTACCCACCAAAACTGGCCCTGGTTATCTGAAATGCTCCGATAGGAATGATTATCCACAAAAACCCAACGAAAAAAAGAACATCAGCAACGGACCAATCTAAAAACACACTAGGGCTCATCCTCTATCATCTCCTTTTTTTCTTTACGACGGCGTCCTCGTGACCGCACCTCCGATCTCGACTCATCATCCATTGTTGATGGTTCATGTGGTTTTGATGTTACTTCAGAATAGTAATCCCGCACCCACAACTCGACGAGTAATGTCAAAGCACGTTTTTTATGCTCAAGAGCATTTACTGCTGCCTGATGCATTTCATACTCATAACGGGCAGCATCCCGTCGTTCTACGGCATCCTGATAATCAAGAGAAGCCATGACAGCACTCTTGATTGTTGATTCAGTGACTTTACCTATGCCGAATTCTTCTGGACTTTGCCGGGCTAATTTCTCAACTTCAGCGTAAACCAAATCAACACCAGACTTTGCCTGCTGGTACTCTTTATTTGACTCTGCAGCAGCCTTTGCCCAATCGTGGAACATTGTTGCCTGATCTTCAAGTTCTTTATGAAGATTCAACGGATCAATGTCAGTTCTTAAATGAAGTTCACTCATTTCCTTTTCCTTCCGATCTATTGTACACCAGCAAGTCGAAAATCTTTGTAGTCATTCCCCAGAAAATATATTCCAACACCGAACAGCCAATCCCGCAGATTTTGAATCATACAAATTATCACTGAATTCCTCAATGATAAGAGCTGCTCTAGCCTTCCCCTTTTTTCCAGATCCTAACAGGATCTTTCGACAATACCCCATCACAGACCACCTCACTGTTTCAACGTCATCGTCCATTTCCTGCAGAATGCCAGCTATGACATCCCAGGTGGACTTATCCGATAAAAGTGCTCTTGCAAGATCAATGGAGTGCTTAGTTGATTCAGCAGCTTCAATAGCATCCAGTTGCCTATCGACATCATCCATTCCGATAACGGCCTGAAGCAACACCATTGCCTTTCTGGGTGACCCTTCCGCTACAGACGCGATCTTTGCCGCCACGGTGTCGTCAACTGACCTACCCTCCTCCTCAGCTACCCCCAAAACCAAACCCGACAAATCCCGCACAGAAACCGACTTGCACTTCACTTCAGTGGATCGTGTGCGGATTGTGTTTTTAAGTTTCTCAGGGTTTGTTGTTGCCAACATAAAATAAACATGATCCGGTGGTTCTTCCAACAATTTAAGAAATGCTGACTGAGCATCACCAGTCATTGCATGGGCTTCGTCGATCAACCAAACCCTACAAGGACCGGCCATCGGTGCAGCACGAACCCTTGACTGAATGTCCCGAACCATCTCTATTCCACGATTGTTGGCTGCGTTAATCTCCACAAAGTCAAGACTGTCACATTTCAACTTACCGGCGACAATTCTTGATAGAGTTGTTTTGCCGCATCCGGACGGGCCTGTAAAAAGCAACAGATGAGGAATACTGCCCGATTTCCCCATCGACGATAAAGTGCGGATAGCGTCTTTCTGCCCAACAACTTCCTTAAATGTCTTTGGCCTGTAACGCAAATGTAATTCACGAACTACTGTCATTTTATCTCCGTTATGCTGCTTGAATGTATTCTTTTTTCTCGTACCAGTTCTTTTCCGCTATTTCAAATTCAACTTCCAAAGGAACAATCACCCACGGCCAATGCTTACGAACTTCAACCGTCATGACTTCGTCACATAACTGCACAACATCTTCAATTTCATCTTTATGCACATCCATGCAAATAGAATCATGAATTTGCCCTATGATTACAGTTTTATAACCCCGTTCCTTAAATATTCTCTCAAGCTGAATCAACGACCACAAAGTGAGATGAAAACTTGGTCCTTGTATCGGGTAATTCATCAAATCATTTCGAGTGAAAATTCCCTGACAAACAAACCCTGTCTCCATTTCAAACCAACCACGTTTTAAGTACTGATCCCACCATACTTCTTTCTGGGTACTCCAGGTGGGAAACCGTCGATTGAACTTATCTTCAACACCTTTCATATGGTCAATAAATCCATTCAAATTACCGACGCCATGGGATTCAAGGTGCTCAAACAAGCATATCCCATCTACCGTTTTTAAATTTCCCTTCTCGATTGCATTCCAAAGTCCATTTGCACATGCCTTATAAAACGACCCGTACAATGTTGGAAACACAAATTGATTTTTTGCCCAACCCCGCACGTCCTTTGCCACCTGATCCATCTCCAACATAAAGCAATCCATTGCCATGTCCCGATGAATATCTTTTGTAGGGTCGGAGGCATATTCCACCATGGATGGGTCTTTCCAGAAACACGCCGCCCCACGAAACTCGAGTGCCCCGTAATCAACCTCCATTAAAACATATTCTTCCGACCGAGGTATGAATGCCTGCCGAACCATCTTTGACAATCGCTTATCTCGATTCGGAAAGTTCTGGAAATTAGGATCTGAACTTGATGACCGAAATGTAATTGCTCTGTGCAAATTGAAAAACGGATGAAGATAACCGTTGATTGTTTCCGATCGGATGCCCTTCAAAAATGTGGAAACCGTTTTTTTCAACGATTCCAGCATAGTCCATTTCTTGACAAACGGGACGTCAAGATTTTCAAATGCTTCAGCACTCGTTGATGGTAGGCCACTCTTGGTTCGTTTTGTGCATTCATGGCCCAGCACATTAAATATGATATGCCCCAATTGCTTTGTGGAACCTAAATCAGATTTACCACCGTAGACCTTCCTCCATTCCTTATACACCACATCATCCCGGATCTTGGTTTCCAAATCCGTGATTTTGTTTTCCGCCCAGGTTATCGTTCGATCAAGGTACTCTTCATCTATTCGCATACCCCGATGCTCGATGTCTATGAATGCCTGAACGCCATCCATGAGCAACTTATAAGCTGCTGGGGTTGATGGTTTACATATCATCAGGTACTAAAATCCTCCTCATACCATCACCTCCACAATACCGACAGCATCTCCCATTACAATCTTGGCACTTGCCTCCATCTATTGGACCATCTTCCGTTTGAATATCTTTCAAACGACCGATTCCTTCACATGTTACGCAACACTTTGTGCACTGCACCAAGTCTGCCCTTTTCCCCTCTTGGATTTCTCCTTTTCCATTACAATTAAAACATTTAACAAGTGGAAGTATGGGCCAATCCCTTTGACCAGTATCTTCAACTTCCCCAGTTCCGCAACATACCGAGCATGTTTCTAATTTTGGCATTTGACTTATCCATTTCTGATTCCTCTCCTGTGCCATTACAACGAGGACAATAATTGTCGTAACTGTCTGGAAACCCCCATTCTTCAATGTAAATATAACCCCTTCCCAAACATACAGAACAATAGTATGGTGGACCATACTCTAATTTTTTACCATCAACAGTATATCCGTACCCATCACAATCGGTGCATATATCCATGTGCCACCCGACGTAAGTGACTTCCCCAGTACCACCGCATGTAACGCAAAAATCCCTTTTCGGCATTGGATTAGGATTAGTTTCAGGACGAGGATTTGGAAATTCATCCATATCATGTTTCATTACAATCCCTTTCTAAAACCTCACGTTCAGATTCCAAATCCCGATCAAGGGCATCCTCTGGTGAAAACTTACCGGGGTAGCGTGCTCTGAGCTTTGTGATGTTTACTTTCATCACATTTTCCATGTCAACCCCAAGAGCATTCAACGCCTCTGCAATATACCACAAAAGATCACCACACTCTTCCTCCAGGTTAACTGTGTCAAGATCTGCACCATAAAAAATGTGCTTCTTCAGGCCATCAAGAAATTCACCTGACTCCGTTGCCATGCCCAATCCGGCATGTAATAATCTAAGATTCCTGTTGAAACCATTGATGCCTGATTTAAAGACTTGCGAACTCACTTCACCCACATTTTCCTGGGAAGTTGCTGACGTCCGTTCCGCTAACTTTTGGTACTCGTTTGGTGTCATTTTCCTAACATTTCCTTTCTCTGTAGTTGGCACAATAAGTATTCTAACAAAGCATCAAGACCACAGTACATCAACAATTTCCGCATATCGACTTCACGAATTCTATTGAACCCATTTGCATCTGATGATTCTAAAAATGGTGAAATGTCTTTCGACCAGTTATCTTGACCAAGACGGACTAATGCTTGAAACTTGACCGATGTTATGTTACGACGACAATCAAGATGATGTGCACTTATCATGCTATCCCATTTCCAATTCCTGATCTTCAGATCAAGTATTGCCAACGTCCAGCGGGCTTCGAATTTAATATTAGCACCCAACTTCGGCAAGCTGCTACTCAGCAGCTTATAAGTTGCCGTTATTGCCGCCCCTACCCAAGGATAAGAAATCGTTTCGTCACCATTACTCACCGAGCAACATACGATTTCGGAATCAGGATGATCCGGTTTAAGTCGATTGGTTTCGTAATCAAACGTAAACGCCTTGCCTGCTTTGAATATACCTTTCAATCTCTTCGCTGCTTGCTGAGGGTCAAGTATCACCTCAACAGATTTTCTGTAATCAGGAACTTTGGTATAGGGTTGGGATTCACAAACTTCTACTGCTTGTTTGATATACCGATCAAACAGTAATCCCCATACCGGACCCTCGCGGTCTTTATCAACCGCAGTCAATACGTTTTCTGGGTCAAAGTTAGGGCATACCCAAGCATTATGCCTCTGAGACGGGATCCTCCATCCAACCCAACGCTTCATTTGCCCGACTTTTTCACCCCAAGACGGACCCAGCACAGATTCAACCGCCTGCTGGCCCATCGGAATTATCACAGTTGGTTTCAGATCCTTAATGACCCTATTCAAATTCGGCCTACAATAACCCACCTCTTTACCAGTCGGCACACGATCCTTCGCCTCTTGATTGGCTACAAATGACCGACAAATAATGGAATTTGTTTTCCAGCAATCATGATACGAATCCACTCCAACATCCGACAGCGAACCAGAGATTCGCTTATGATGAGTGGAAACCATATGTTCTCCACGAACATCTTCCTCGTAGCTTGGGGAACTTCCTACCAAAAGAATGCGTTTACCACCCTTGCCATACACTGGCATTTTTGGTGTGTCGCATGTTTTGTATAGACCACAAGCCCCGCACTTCGGAATAGAAGATTCGTAAGTAGAGGATTCGGATTTGCCTACTGAATCGAAGAAACCTGCCATGATTACTCTTCATAAACGACATCGGTGCAAACAACGTGCTTAGACTTTTCGCCTTCTGAAAACAGCTTACCGTTTCCGATTCTACACTTGTTCCCCTTTTCCGAAATCGCAAGTAACATTTTTGGAACAATTTGAAATTGCTCATCTGGACCTTCGTAAACCACTTTTTTCCGTTCACGATACCGACCACTCGGCCCTTTTCCGGTTATCATCATGACATTGGTTTTTAGTTGAACAGTCAAGTAATTGACAGAATGCTCAGAACTAAAAATCTCAGCATTGGAGATAGCATCAGACAAATTACCCGGCAAAGATAACTGATTCGAACCGCTGTCCTGCAAGAATGCATCAAGATTTTTGTAGTCATCAAGAAATCTACGAACAGCAACAACCAAGCCTGCAGGATTTTTGAAGTGCAACCAAGATCCGGTTTTGCTCATCTTAGTGAATCCGAAACCGACGATCGACTTCAAAGTAGTCGATCGGACTAGAGTTTCCTCATCGATCCCGGTCTCTAACTCGTACCGTTCAATCCGAAACCGGTCACATGCTTCAACAAAATCTGGATGGATATGAATGCACGTCAATTCAAATTCACTCTCATCAGTCCCAGCACATAGATTAACGGACTCGACGGCATCAAAAAATTCAGGATTAACGTCATCCCAATCTTCTGGAGTATCTACTGATGAGTAAGGTAGCATGACTTCAGCTTCCATTGCGAACTCAACCTTACGCCCTCCCGCCGACACCTTCATTTGATTTTTGTCAACATCAACGTCAACCACCTCGTCATTTAACTTCCGCATCAAGTTCAACAACGGTGCCGCTTTCACAGCACCGTTGATCTTCAATGGGGAATCCCTCATGCAGCACAATTCATCATTGAATGTGATTACTTTCCCATCTTCAAATGCAAAGCAAGACGATTGCTCAAACATCTCTTTTGTTGCCAGACCCGGAGTGATGCTCTCCAAGACTTTCAACATCTCTTCCCTATTTATTTTCATGATTCCCTTTAAAAATCAATTAGAAATGAAAAAGCAAACCTAATTCTCAAGTAACCCGTTCTCGTACCCCTGAAGAATATGCCACGCATCAACCAATTTCATAGATGACTGGCGGTAATTTTTCGTGCCGAACATCGCATCAACTTCATCAATCATTTCTTCGGTCACACCCTTTTCCAAACCATGCTTCTTGAGCACAACACCAACAACCCGTGTCCTGGTATTCGCAACGCGAACATTCAACGGCTTCGGTTCAGGTTCAGGCTCAGGTTCAGGCTCAATTTCATCTTCCTGAACTTCTCGATGAATCACAGCAGCAGGATTTGCCGCTTTTGGTCGTTCAGACTTTTCCTCTTCCGGTTCCGGTTCAGATTCCTGCTTTTCGTCGTCAGACTCGTCGTCTGTGGCGGGTTCCGGCACCTCCTCGTCTATTTCCTCCGGTTCTTCGTCCCCGTCGTCACCGTCGCCGTCTGACGCCTCTAAATCATCACCGGAATCATCGTCTTCCCACTCATCCTCATCATCGTCTTCAGATTCAGGTGGCTCAGGTGGTGTGTCACCTGAATAGTAATCTTCAGCCTCCTCTCCCACATCTTCTTGGGATTCCTCTTCTTCATCATCTTCCGCAACAGGTTCATCATGCACAATGAACTCAGCTTTTGACTCAACACCGGCCTGGATATCCAAAAGAACCCTGGCCACATCTTCATCTTCCGGAGGATCATCTCCTTCGACAAGTTCAACAAGATCCTCCATTTTCGAAGCCAAACGATCGTTCGTCCAACTTGCAACCGTCTTCCATCCAGCAAACGACATAACTTTGATTACATCTTCCCGATGCAAATCAACCGTCATCACTTTTCCCATCATCATCCCCATAAAATGTTAAACTGAAAAACCTTCTCGGAACTAAATGATACACTAGCCCGCCACAAATTTTCCAACGAATCCAAGATAATTCCAAAAATTATCTTTGAGAAATCATAACCGGACAAGCTATGTCCATACTTCCTGCAACCTTGACATAGCTCCTCTCATTATACCTGCCCTTTCTTCTTACGATCCAATTGATTCTTGCGGCCCCCACACTTTTTTCATCATGAGAAACATTAATTCCTATCATCCCATTGACGTGAGCCAGTTTTGTTTTCCGACCGGAAAAGTTCTTTTTACTTAATAATGATTTATCATTTTTATATGCTGTTGCGTCAGATTGTGTAGCTGTTATCACGCAACAGTCCCTAGCCTGAGAAATTCTACGCAACCCCTTCCATGTCTCATCAATCTGATCCAGCTTATCACGAACTCCTGCTGGTGGGGCAAGAATATCGGCGTAGTCGATAAATACCAAGTCAGGTGACCAACCTTCCCGTTTCCAATCAGCAAGAATAGAATCAATGTCATTCACATTGACTGTTGAATTAGGATAATGGGCAAGCCGAAACGAATCTTCAGATTTAGTGACCTTTTTAAATAACTGGAAACTTGTAATAGGATCAAGAGCATCCAGGGTCACCTCTTTGAGCTGCAGTTCACCATTCTTATCCCATTCAAATGGGATCTTCAACTTTGAATCATAACGAGGCATTCCCGTTGCCCGCGAACCTAACCTCACAAGAATTTCGTTCTCGGTAGAGTCACCCACATCAAAAAAGGCCACCCTCCTGCGGTTACGAAGACCTCGGTATGCTAAATCTAGCATCCAGGTGGTTTTACCGATCTTGTCCGGTGCCATGAACGAGTACAAAGTTTTGCGAGTAAATGAATCCCCAATAAATTTGCCCAGGGCACCCCTGTAACGCACCAAAGGTCTTTCACGATCTTGAGAAAAGGCATCCATCCAAATTTCAATGCCCGAAGCCGGTTCAATATAACTCCCCGCCCCCAGATTGACCTTTGGTGTGCTGAGCAAACCTTCCCTGGCTGACGCCACATCTCCTTTCTCAAGCAGAGCTTTAGCGGTTTCAATGCTTCGGTCAATAAGCACCTTCCCGAAGTGATCTTTGGCATTGTCAAGTAAAACATCACTGTCAACCTCCCCCTGCTCATCCGACAACGATTGTAAGAACCGTTCCATCAGTTCGATGGTTTTATCATCAGCTACCGAAGTATCTGCCCACTTCTCAAATATCGAAACCATTTGAGAATTCGGTGGTTGCCCATATTTACGAAAATGGGACACCACCATATTTCCGACAAGATTAGCCCACTCTGCAGAAAAAAGGCCATTGCCGGTCCATTGCGAACTGATTCTGGAACATACCTTCTGGTCAACGATCATGCCCCGCAATATGCGACGGCTCGCAGAGCCATCATATTGCCGATGCTTCATCCTCAGCGTCCCCTTCGTCTAAGTAGGAATCCTCTTCATGGAATTGCCGAAGGAAATCTTTCTGACTTTGTTGCCCGACCACCTGAACTTCTGGTTCATCAGAATCAAGATGCCCTCGATCAATGATGTTGTTTCTAATTTCGCCCATCGTTGGCATGAATTTATCTGTCGTAGTTTGAATAACACGATCCACTTCTTCTTCGACAGAATCAGCAGATAAACCATTCAGTGATCTGGCAAGCATTATGAGCACGTCATCAGATAGATTTCTTCCAAACGCCTTAGCTAATTTTTTGATGACACTTATCTTCCTGGCCAAGTCATCATTCATGCCATTGCCTTTTCTTCTGCTTCAAGTCGTTTCATAATTCGTTGAACTTGCTCGTCTTTTTCGTAATCACCCGAATTGTTTTCACCGGACGAGAATTCAGCTTGTGTTTGAATCCTAGCGAATTTATCACAGAATGCCTTCGCGGAAAACGCCTGGGGAACGTACTGCCCACCGATGTTATCACAATACCATTGCAGCACATAATCAAATTCAGAAACCGACAAACCGGAAGATTGCAAAAACGAATCAATCTCAGCAGACCACTTTTTCATATCTGCTGGACGGAATATCTTCCTTTTTGCTTGCAGCCTATTATAGAGCAATTCCGCAGATACTCGGCCATGAGTTTTCTGCGGAATTTCAGAATCACCGGAAAAGAACCCCTGGGGCTTTCCGGTAATTGATTTTGATGGTTTTTTTCTGGCGGGATTGTCGCCGGGTTTTCCGGCGACATTCTTCACAGTGTTTCTTCTTCCTTGTTTCTTATTCCTTGTTTCTTCTTTGTCTGTATCTGGTGCACCCCCCTCCTGCATGGGATACAGACCTAGGTCTGTATCTCGTTCACCCCTATTATTTTGCCCGTGCAGACCGGTCTGTATATCGTTCACCCCCAATTCCTCGGTAGATATTGGAGTCAATTGACTCAGATAAATGACACAATACAGATTCGAAATTGATGACCCGTTTGAATTGGTTCTGCCCTCTGTTTTTATGTAACCCATTTCTTCGAGCTTGCGTAAATGGTTAATGACGGCCCGAATACTGACGCCGGTTACTTCCGATATGGTTTTGTGAGAAGGAAAGCACGTATCTTTGTTTCCGCAAAAACTTATAAGTGTGGTGTAAATACACCAACTGATCGGCCCTAATTTTTTCAAATGTTTTCTGTGGTATTCATGGGAAATTTGATAATGCGGGGATTCCATTACTTGGCCTTTGTCTGGGTCTGAAAGTTAAAAGTTTGATGTGACGGGATCAAGATTTCTTAAAACGTAAACGTACTCACCATTGGCAACAGATCCATCCGGTCGTTTCCAATCTCTTTTGAAAATGAGATCATTTTCAAATAATCGTTTAAGATAAGTGAAAACGGATCTTTGACTGATGCCCAATTTCCTTGCGATCATTTTCGATGGGATAAAGCAGTAACCCTCCTCACCGGAATACCGACAAAGGAGGGAGTAGATTGCTAATCCAATTGGGCCGATTCTTTCTGCATACTCATCAATCACCTTGTTTTGGACTGAGAAATTGTCATTCATGAAATCGATCATTTTTGTTTTACTCTGAGAGATTCTATGATTGCTTTTGCCTGTTGTTTGTGTTCAAGCAAAACTGGCTCAGCAACGGTTCCGTCCAAATGCCGACGGATTGCTCCCATTTTTTGAATAGCATTGAGGTACTCTATTCTCCTGGTCCAATACCGCAGGAGTTTGAAAGCAACCACATTCCTTAAACCGGGGAGATGTTTTGTAATTTCATGGCGAATGCCAATAGCGAGAGGTTTTGGATTTTCCTTGTTGAAGATATCTGGAAAATCATACTGAAGCACTTGCAGAGCAACAACACTCTGCTTCATGATTCTGCTGTGTTGTTTTAATGTCGTCATATCATCCCATAAAACAAAAAAACCCAGCCTCAATGAACAGGAGCTGGGTCAAAAGTTTAATGTAAGTTGTTATGCATTTGTTCATTGATTTTTCATGCAAATGTAATTGAGACAACGGCAACTGTTGGCCCGTATCCCAAAACTACCAAGTTGCGTTGCATATTGCAAACAAAAAGGCGGGGTTTGTCTAGTTCCCCGCCCAAGTTCTTGTTTCACACAATTGATGTCACTTCATACGGGCCTCATATTGTTATGGTTGATGGTAAAAACGAATCAGAGTCACCCTTACTTTATCTCTCATTGAATCCTTATGAAGTATCACATGATGCACCTCCTTTTTATTTCTATTCGAGTTCAGCAAAATTTTCTGCTGGGTCATACCACACTTCCTTTATGATATTCCCAATTCGATGTATTTTAGAATTGTCGTAATCTATTCGAACATACTTCCCTACCAAGTCTTCCCATTTTTCAACACCGACGGTTGAAAGGACGTTTTGTAAGAATTCACCACAAAAATCAAATTCATTGGGTTTATCCTCAATTTTTAACACATAACCACCAAAACCTTGGCCCCCGCCAGTATGATCAATATAAATCCAAGCGGTTAAAAACACACCTCTTTCAAAACCAAGACTTGTGCTGGAGATTCTGCCGTTTGTTATTTCTCGTTTGATCATTTGATTTTTCCTTTTATTTAAAGTTTGGTTTTATTGAACAGGCTAGGAATCGAACCTAGCGAAATTTAGTCTGCTGCGACACAGGCTGAATCCCCAAATTTCATGACCACATCTGTTCCAAAAATGAACAAGCAAGGAGTCGAACCTTGCAGAACCCGGCCTTCACCATGACCCGCAACCGGCGAAGCGGTGGAGATTCGAACTCCCTGGCTAGGTTCTGTGACCGCACTTGTTCAAGGTATCAAAAATCCGATTCTTCCATAATGGGAGCACGGCCAACTTGTTCGCATAAGCCGTTGACCACATCACACACTTCTTTTGCCGATAAACCGCGTTCATCAATCCCGAATACAAAATTCGACCAGTTGAATTCAGTGGCAACGTCAATCACATCAACCAGAATGCACATTTGATCTTTTGTCATTACACTTCGTGGGTTCCTTCGAACCCTTCCTCTTTTCTGCGAGTTGTTCTGCTTTTCAAAAATGCCAAAGCATCTCGTAAAGAAGTTATTGCATGTTGATTTTCGGAGCATTTAAATTTAGTAGTTTGGTAGTATACCAGACGATCAAGTGCAGCTTGGATCACATCTTCAACAAATGCCCCGTTTTGAGGAATAAGTTCTTCGCCCACCCGAAGTGGGCCTCGTTGCCAACTGATAGTGAATCCGACATCTTGAGTTACTCCACCATCAGTATTGCCGTTTTCGTCTGTGAAAAATTTAAGCATCGTCTTCCTTTTCTGCTTTCTGTAACGAGAATTGTCATTCAAAACAATTAGAGTTTTTGTAGTGCGTTTAACTGTTTTGACACAATCCGTATCAGCTCCGTAACCACGGTCAACAATCACTTTGTCATCAGATTTTAATTCCTGTAACCAAGTATAACTCATTGTTTTCCTCTATTGTATTGTACACCATGTTTATACAAAAAAGACGTGCATTTTGTAAAAAACGGTGGGGTTTTTTCAAACCCCGCCTCCTGATCCCGATCTCTACGAGGCGGTGAATGCCGACTTGTAAGCGGCCTTCAATGCCCTTTGTGTACGCTTCTCATTCAAACCGAACAGGTTACTGTACGCCCGTTTTTCAACCCGGTTCGTGTCATCTTTACCCCGCGATTTGCGATCATGCTGGATGAGTCCTGACCAAGCGTTGAAGGCATTCCAGAAACTTGTTCCGGCGATTTCCTTTTCGTCGTCAAACCGTCGCATGAAAGAAGAGTTCGCTTCCATTGCCCGATTTTTCCGATTTTCTTCCACTTTCGTTCCGGGATTCGTTTTGAATTCCCCGAATTCCTCAACGTACATCTCAACGAAAAACTTCTGCAGTTGCTCGTTGTTGATCTGTCGCTGAGCCATTCGGTTCATGACTCCTCGCGTAGCTTCAATCGCTTTTGAGTACTGCTTCAGCATTTTTTTCGCATCCTCAAGTCGATCCTTCACGTTAACCGTGTGCTTGAAAGTGAATGCCGAACCCAACAACTCACCGGTGTCATCCCTTGGGATGATGGCATGCAACGTGTTACTGCATACCGCCCGTACCGTCGTCGGTGTCCCTCGAAAGGTAGAAAATCCATCATGACCGTTACTGATGAGAGTGTACGGAAAAATCTGATCTCCGTTAGCTACGTCGAATGACTTGCCCTTGAGGAGGAACCACACCTTTTTACCTCCCTGAATGGATCCCGCCGTTTCGACCTTTACCAATTCATCGTTAAGTTGCAGTGCCTCACAAAAATCAGCTAATTCGTAATTTTGAATCGGCACATACCGATCACTCGTGACTCCCATAAATGTGTTCGTGTCCAATCGCCAATTTGAAAGGTGATCTGGAACCTCGATGTCGTTACCGTCCGGCCCTTTAACGATCAAAGGACGTTGCTCAATGCCCCATTCCAAACCGGCCAGGGTCAACGCCTCTCGCGGTGTAGGGGCATCCTCAACCACCATTCCCAATCCGTGCCAAGCACCTGATTTGTGAAGCACTACGTTGTCTGTGTCGGTAATTTCGTGTGCCATGATTTCCCTTTCGAAGAGTGTGAAAAAGTTTGACTTCCGATATAGACATTGTAGACTTGTCTTGTGAAATATCAACTCACGTTTTGTAGTTTTTTGATGATTTTTTGAAAAAACCTCAGATAGAGGAATGTTGCTGGAGTTGGTACTCTACCCCACCATTTTTGGGAATCATGGCCATTGATCCGATGTTTTTCTTGTTTTCGTCAACAAGAATAAGTCTCAGACCTTCTTTTCCCAGATGAATGGTAATTTCCTGCATGACTAAAGGTTTACTGTTTAGATCTTTCGGATAGTACTCTCCCAAAACATCTTTCAGCATTTCTTCTTCAGTCCAATCCACATAACCTTTTTTGACCCTATTCGATGACTGCTGTTTAGATTTGAATACAGCGGCCCAGTTTCTTGCTACTTGGTAAGAGACACCTGGATGGTACTTTTTTTTTCAGGTATTCCTGTATTCTGTGAATTTTTTGTGTGTTTTTTGTAGGCTTCTTTTTTTCTTCACTCATGTTGTTTTAAACCTCATCTAGAATTGAAAACATCCCCCTGGATTAACAGGAGGATGTGGTAAAAAATTCAGCTTCGCTGCACACATCTTAGAGTTTTAGGATTTCAGGCCGAACTTACCACGATCGACCTTCTCAAACCGTGACTCGTCGCCTTTGACCTTGATCTCGCGAGCAATAGCCGCCGACAACGTAGCGTGAGGAGTTTTGCCTCCCGGTGAAGTCCAGTACCCCTTTTCAGACATCTGCTCAATCAACTCTTTCGCATTCAAAGGATTGTCAGATTCACCGAGAACCTTTGCTGCTGCATCAAGAGCACTGGTCTTCTTTTCTTTCGGTTTACTGTCCTTCTTGGGCTTTTCATCTTTGGTTTCAGCTTTTGCGGCTTCCTTGGTTTCCGCGTCTTTGTTTTCAGCTTCCTTTGTTGCTTTGTTACCACGTGCCATTTCGTTCTCCCAATCTTTTGCGTCTTCTGGATCTCTCGGTCTGCCGCATCTGGAGCAGTTCCGAAATTCGTAATGATGAACCGCACCGCACGACTCATCTTCGCATACACAGCGAATTCTTTTTGTGCTTGACCGAATCATGTGCATCCTATCGTGTGATGTTTACCTGTCAAGTTCTGATTACGCTATTTCTTCCAAATTTCTCATTTCGAAGAGCATGATCGACTATCATTTCAACCAAGCCCTTCAGATTCTCTCCACCACCGATTCCAATCAAAACCCGTCCGGATGCCCAATTACAAAATTCATTGTACGTCATCTCAGTGGCATGCTTTGGTCTGTATTTTGATGATTCAACTTCGACAACTTCCCTTTCCTTTTTTCGACTTTTCCTTGGCATGTTTATTCCTTTAATGGATCAAATTCAGCAAAAAGTTGATGTTCAGCAGCAAATCGAATGCAAAATTCATAAAGCTGTTTTATAGCCTCTGGATACCCTTCAAAATAAACTTCTTTTCGATAAGCAATAACGACATAACGAATACATCCATTATCCCGCATGTTATCCGCCATTTCAGACATGACGTAATCTTCTTCTGATCCATAAACATGCCAATAGTGGTGGCCTTCTTCCTCATCTAATCTTTCACATTCCAGACGTGTTTCATCCAATCCTTGGACTAAAGATTCATAATTTGGAATGTACTTTTGTAGAGTTGGATTTTCCTTGACGACAGCCAAATGGTTAAAGTACCCACATTCAAAAACCTGTTTAGTAGGGGTAATCCATCCTGCCTTCACGATTTTCCCTTTCGGTAACAATTGATGTTTTCTTTCGTCGGCATCATTATACCACCAACTGCAGTAAAGTCATTGAATAAAATGACAATTTCTAAAAGATTTCAAGAAATTCGCTGCGAATCGACTGAATTTCTTCAGGATCTGCCGTCGCCGCATCATCCCCGGTTTCTAGTTCAACATTTATGGTGACCCCGTCAAACATCGACAATTCCTCACATAACTGTCCAGCTCGATGTTGGGCATCTTCTTCAGAATCGAAACATATTGCTCGAACCGGGTATTCCGCAATCGCCGCCAATTGCTGAGGGCTATAACCGACGCCACACGTTGCCACACAACCGGGTCCAATAGCCCAAGCGTCAATCGGTCCCTCGACAACTACAATGGCGTGACGGGCCAAGTGTGACCCATACAACAAGGTCTTATGAGGAATCAATTCTTCTTCCGATTTCGCAGCCAAATATCTGAAATCAGTTTTTTCTTTTATCGACCGAGATGTCCATGATACTACGTTACCAAGTGAATCATGGATAGGAATGAAGATCCGCCATTGTAGAGGATGGGGAGGTCCGATTCCTTTGATTTCCCATAACCGTGAGATTTCATGAGGATCGAATCCTCTCGAACGAAGGTATTGATTATGGGCAGGAAGAAGATCATTTATCCCTATCGGGAGTTTTAATGTACCAGTGTGCTCTTTTGGACTGTAGAACTGAAAACCTAGCCCATCACTAAGTTCTTTTGCTTCATGGTAACTGATACCACAAAGCATTGCCAACATAGTAATGCGACTTTGACGCCCACAGAACCAGCAATTTGTTCTCCCGGAGGAGATATCAAATCCAAGTCGGAATTTTCTATAGTTGGGAGAACACTTCGGGCAATCCACACCAACCCATCCAGATCTCACATTTCTATGATCACCTTCAAGGCGGAACTCAACATTATATTGAACAAGAATATCTATTATGTTCATTCAACAGCTAATCTTCTGAACTGGCACTTTGGCGTTAAGTGCTTGTTCTACCATGTTATTAGTCCCAAAGCCTCCTGGAAATGCTACAACGAGATCTGGTTTCCCGTCTTCAAGCATTTCTTTATTTCGAATTGGTCCTGCTGCTCTCCCATAACTGTCCCAATCTGCAAGATAAATTCTCACCGGCATATTACGTGAATAAGCCCACTCCCCAGCAAGGGTATCAGCTCCAGTGGCCCCACCATGAATTATCTCAACTTCTTTATGCTGCAGTAATAATTCATCAAGAGCAAGATACAGAATGCTTCGTTTTTTGAATTTCCGCCCACCGGTGACGAGAATTGTGTAATGATCCATCAGCATCTCCTATGGAACAAAACCACATACAATCAAGATAGCACCATCCCGAATTGCCTGGGTCGCTTGCTCTATTGTTACTGGGTCAATAGACAGTTCTTCTCCTTGATCATTGTATATTAAATCCTGAAGTTCATCCTCTTTTTCATCTCCAAATGAATTAAAATAAACTTCATGCAAATGGGATAAGTCACCATCAAAGATGTAAAACTTTAATTCTGCTTGACAGTCATCAAAAATCATAACTGTTTTCATTTCAGCATCTCCATCCTGCTATGTCATGATCAAGTTCAATGTTTTCTTCTATAGCTTTTTTCATCAAAGCTACCAAAGCTCCATTCATGGTGAAATCATTTTTAGCACACCACGTTCGAAATTCCGATCTGAATCTCTTAGTGACATTCCGGATTTGAACCGTTGCTGAAGTGTCACCTTCCTCAGCATACACTTTTATGCCTTCGTTTTTTTCCATAATTAAGCCGCCTTGATTAGTTCTTTTCTCAATTCTTCGAGAATGTTAAACTTCCCAACGGAATTATCACCGTCGATTGCTTCATTGATGATTTTCCTTTTTTGATTGAGAATTCTGCACATCTTTTCTTCGATCGTGTCACCTGCAATTAGATACCAGATCCATGCAGTTTCCGTTTGACCGATTCTATGAATTCGGTCAGAGCACTGATCCAATTCAGGTGGAGTCCAGGGCAATTCGACAAAAGCCAACGTGGAGGCCGCAGTCAACGTGATACCGACACCTGCCGCCCGTATATTGCCAATGAATACCTTTGTTGTTGGATCCTTCTGAAATTGATTTACCGCTATCTGCCGATCCTTGCTATTCACAGATCCATCCACAACAACTGACTTATGTGGAATGCGTCTTTTCAAAACTGAAATTGCTTTTTTGTGATGTGCAAAAAGAACTAATTTTTCATTCGTTTCTTCAAGAAAAGTATTAGACCAATCAACAACAGACTTCATTTTTAACCGAGATGCCATTCTCAGCAACGTACCAGTTCTGAATAACCATTCAGCATTATCGGCAGATGATATTTTATGCCCGGCATTCTTTTTGATCCACTTTATGAAATTTGAAGATGCTTCTTGATACTCCGAATAGTCACTGAGAGCACATGGATAAATGCGATGAACCTTATCCGGGAGATCTTTAAGGACGTCCTTTTTCTTTCTACGGATCATGCCGATCGTTTTCAATTGATCGTGCAACAAATTCATGTTGCGAGATTCGTTATAGGTGAACTTTCCTCTTACAGCTCTTGGTTTACAGAATACCTGAGCATAACTCCAAAATGAATTATACACTCGAGGCCACACAATATTCAAAATTGACCACATGTCTTTAGCTCTGTTGGTCAACGGAGTACCTGTCAACGCTATCACGTGTTTACACTTTTGTGCTAACCGACGGACAGCTTTTGTTCTCTGTGACTTTGGATTTGAGCAATAGTGAGCTTCATCTATGATTAAAGTTTTATAATCTTGTTCAATAATCCAGTCAATCCAGTATGGTAAAATTTTGTAATTGATAATGATAATCGGGGTTGAACTTTTTATGTCAAATGATCCATTGACCGGAGGTGTTGTCCCTGAGCAAACGGATGATCTTAAATTGACATGAATCAAAGCCTCATGCTGCCAATTGTATTTGACCGCTGCCGGGCAGACAACTATTGCTGGAGCCCAAGTCGGATTTCGTTTTACCGTCCACAAAGCCTGCATTGTTTTGCCAAGTCCCATTTCATCTGCTAACAATGCCCTCCCGTTAAGTTTTTCAATTAATCGAACACCTTCTTTTTGGTACTCATGTGGTTTTATTTTTTCCATTTATCCTTCAACCAAAAATAGCTGATTTTGTTGCACGAAAAGCCTTAGTCACCCTGGCAACGGACCATCCAGATTCGTGCAAATATTCACGAAGGGAGGATCTCCAATTGTAAGGGCGACCACCCTTATCTGATGCTGAAACAGTAAGTGCCACCGGTGGGTTTAAAAGCAATCGAATGACGGTTTTTGAATCTTCAGTAAACCCATCACAAAATTCATCAAAGTTGAATTCCTGTCTTTTTAGACAAGAGAGCATTTCGATTGAAATGTTAGTAAGAACACCTTCCACCAATTTGTTGTGCCCTCTAATCACATTGCTCAACTTGTTGTTGATGCAGGTGCCAAGATAAGTGGTGAATTTGATTCCTCGATTCGGGTCATACGAACGACGGGCAGCAAGGTATGCCTCATACGCAGGAGTCAACAAATCCTCCGGTTCCCTGTAGTTGAACTTTTTGGCATTTCGATGAATCAGCATCCATACGAATTTTTCCACATCTTCATAACTTTGTTTTTCGGGCATTGTGCCATCCCTGTAAAAATGGAAGTTTTGGTATGGAGACATTGTACACATGTCTTCAAACAATGTCAACTCAAAAACCGGAAATAGTCCATCGAGGAGATGCCGCCACAGGAAAACGGCTGGACTATTTCCGGCTTGGGTCAACCACATTGCCATTTTCGGCAATCAGTTTAGAATCCCCCATAAAATGTTTCCAAATTTTCCAATAATGTTCAGGATCTCGTACTTCGCTATCCCGAATGAGTCTTTGGCTTCCCCGAACATCCCAGCAATTCAAAAATACCCCACATACCGAAAATGCCTCAACCCGCACTATTTGCCCATCTTTAATCTCGGTCAACTCTAAATAAAGTGACGGAGTCTCCTCGACATCATCCTCTTTAAGCCAATCCTGAATTTTTCTTTTAATCCACTTCAGCATTTTTCACCACAAAAATTTTCCGTTTTAATTTTTTTGTTTTTGGTGACAAAACCGCTTCTATGGCACCATGCCGTTTAAATAACTCGTCATACTCCTCATAGGTGGCCGCATAACAATCTGCTTTATTCCACCTGCGGCCCAAACGATTGTGGTACTTATGCCACTCAACGTAAAGTCTGCCGTCTGGTTTTTTCAATTCTTTCAACCACGCCTGAACAGCAGCATCCGGATCTCTGGCATGATCCAATGAGTTAGTGTACACCAAATCAAATCGACCAACCCAACTCGACGGCACCTCAGTAAAATCAATGCAAACTATCCTTTCTCCATCACACAGATCTTCGAAAATTTCAGTGCCTGTCCATAAAGATTCAGAAGGACTTTTACTTTCGAACAAATCTAATTCTTCTCCACGACGAACCCCATGACACAAACCGTGCATCACTGGAGAGCCATGATATTCTAAGATAGAATCTATCACAGACTCCTCAGATGAAAATGATGAATTAGGTCTTTTAACCTTTATTTGTGTAGTGTTCCTCTGAGCTTTAATATAGTCGTCGTAGGAATCAAATTTAATTTGTTTCATTTTGTCTTTGCTCCATGATCAACAGTCCCGCCGTCTCGTCCTGCACGAGAATGCCGAATACGGTAAACGTCGAGTATCGCTGCGGCTTTTGATGGGCCTACTTGTTTCCTGAACGGCACATCTCCTTTGCACGACCGAAAGCCTTGCGAGGGATCAACCCCCTTTGTCCATTTGGTGCCTTTTAGGTAGCCGTTCTTTCGGCACCAATCACCTTTGACGATCTGGATGCCCCCTATTGCTCGTTTTTCTCTTCGAAGAACGAATTTTGTCAGGTCAATAGGTTTACTGGGATCATTTATAAGTTCATCCCCATACTCATGTTTTTCATGAATATTCACATATTGAGGAAACACCATGTTTTCTTCTGCTCCCAGGCATTCATAATATGCATCTTTTAATGAATCTCTGAAGAAGCAATAATCAACATCTGTGAACCATACAACATCAGCACTTGTTAAACAAGCTGCCCGATTTCTTCCTATTGCTCGCCTGAATAGAGCTTCCTTTTCAAGATGACAAGGATTAATTCTCAAGGGTCCAGAAGTAACGTCTCGATTTTCACGTGGCAAAACAAAATCTTTTAATACATCAACCGTTGCCATGTCTTGACGATTAAAGTACACAGATAACGTGACTTCTATGCCATCTTTATGCACTTCAGCTAAACTGGCAAGTTGATGTCGAAGGAGATGATGGTAAATCGGAACCTCATCCCCGGAATAACAATGTGTGACGATTTCTATTGTTTTCATTTTACCACGTATCCCCATAACCTATTATCACGAACGTTAATATTCTCTTCACCTAAAGAAGAAACCACAGCCCTTTTCACACCTCTATAACCACCCCCGTAGTCATGGCCACACAACAAACCTCCTTGGCGAACTTTAGGCAACCATAATTCAATATCCTTTTTAACCTCTTTGAATGTATGACATGCATCAATGAAAACGAAATCAAATGTTCCATCAAGATATCGTTTACAGACAAATTCACTTGTTTCTTTCCAAATAGCAGGAGACACTCCAGGATTAGCTGAATTAATATTTTTTATGGCAGTGTCATAAATGGAATCCCATTGTTTTTGTGACAACTTACCGGTTCTTTTCATGAAGAAATATTCATCACCTTCTTCCCATTCTCTCCAAGGGTCAACAAAAACCATTGCTATATCTGGAAATGTTGTCAGGATTTTTTTAGATGCCAACCCCTTGAATACTCCGATCTCGGCTCCTCTATCTGGACTTGGTCCGAGAAATTCTTCGATCATAAGGACTAAGTCCTCTGACATCGGTCTATCCCACTTCACCATTTTCTACCATCCTTTTGAATTCATCAAAATCTTCTTGAGTGTTGATTGATAAAGGAGCTTTTTTATATGTTCTGGTTGCCCCTATTTTATAACCATATTCAAGCCATGCTATCTGTTCCAAAGATTTAGATACTGACAGCAAAGTATGACTCAACACATTACAAAGACGCAAAAGAGCATCCTTTTGAAATATATAAACACCAATATGCTCTGAACCAGATGATTCATCACGTGAAAACCAAATGCACCTTGACTCAGGGAAACAGCCCCCATGATCGGTTAGTGTTGCTTTTACAGCATTTCTGTTATTGACTCTGCCTGTGTCAATAATTCCCACTAATGTGCTTATAACAAACTTCCTATTGTTCCTTGAATACAATAATTCAATATCTTTTGAATCGACAAGAGGTTCATCACATTGAAGATTTATTACATTATTAATGCTGTTAAAAAAGAACTCATCTTCAATCCTAAGAAGTTCTAAAGCTCGTGCACATCTATGTGTTCCAGTAGGAATATCCAATTCCGTTTTTATGCAATGCAATTCATTTTTTTCACAATACTCATGGATTTCTTTATCCCCACTCACAACAAAAACTTGACGAGGTTTTGCACATCTAGCCTTATCATAAGTCCATTTCAACAAAGGACTTCCACCCACTTCTAAAAGAGGCTTACCTGGCAAACGAGATGAAGCCATGCTCGCCGGTATCATGATAATTGTGTCATTTTGCATGTTGTTTTCCTAAAAGTAATCGTAGGTTTCACAGAATTCCAATTCTGCAGAAATGACGGCTTCTTTTTGTCGCCTATTTGTGATATGTGGAGAACCTTTTCTGGCATTCTGTGGAGTAATTTTTCGAACTTGGCCATCACATGATACACGAGAATTCCTGAATGTATCGAAGATTTCAATAGCAGATTCAGGATAATCTTCAAGTCGAATAACAGTATTTGCTTTGTACGAATCAAACATCTCAGTGACTCTACCAGGGAACATCCTGAGATAATTGTTAATAAAAGCCTCAACCGAAGGTGACTTTCGGGCAATCCAACAAAACAGATCGACCCCTACAACGCCCACGGTGCCGCCACGGAGCGATAGGTAGTAGGAAACTAGCCAATCATACGGATGGCGGATTGTAGTCACCACGAACCCTTTGTGGCCATCAGGTGGTGGGTCATGCAAGTTCGTCTTCTTCTTATGCCCCAAACCTGCCTCGTAAGCTGCCTTGATAAACCACGTAGTTCCGGTTTTAGGGGCAGCAGCATACTGAAAATCAGTATAGGATATCATTTCCAACTTTCTCATAACAGTCACAGAACCGATGTTGCCATTGTAACTCAACCGCCGGTTCATGTTTTTCTAAAAACATCTCCAAACCATCAACAACGTGATGTTTCTTTCTCCCTCGATTCCGGACGTCATCAAAGACCATCCATCCGCCGACTTTGAGAAGTTCAAATGACAACAGGGCATCTTCAAGCACTGCTGTATCTTCATGATCCCCGTCAATGACAATCAGATCAATTGAATTTTTTGTGAACGGCACATCTTTTACAGCAGCACCTTTTCTGACAAGTTGAGTAAGGGTATCACTGCTATAACCCCTGACAATTTCAAGCTGATCTCTCCAAGGGGCTAAATTATGAATAGCTCGTGAATGCACTCCATCCATATGATCCTGATCTAGTTTTCTCGTTGCCGCCCAGGGATCTACCGCAAAAACTCGACTGTCGGGATGTTCCAAGAAGTTTTGCAGGCACCAAATCAAATCCATGCCTTCAAAGACACCAATTTGGATCATCTTGATTGGTTCATCCGATGAAAACTTCTTCGGCAGGAAAGTACTCCACGTCACTTGATTTCGTTGCCGAAACCATCGTTTCGTAAATTTGAAATCGTGAACATCCATATCAATAGGAATGCTTTGTTCATCATCTCGTTTTGCGAAGGCTTGCTTTTTAGAAATTCTAGGCATTGACTTCCTCCTGATACAAGGGGCACTTTTTGGTATGTGTAGTAATCAAACCATCACAATAAAAACACGTATCATCAGACAGATTTTTTACCCTATCCATGTACCTGTTGAGATACTTATAATCAATTTGAGGCAACCAATCATTAATTTTGCCGACGTTGTTCTCCAGCACTTCCTTAAAAATCGGCTCCCATAGCCATACACCTTTCGGTGTTTTATTCCATCGAAGATTTGAATCACCATGAAAATGCCATACTTTTACATCATCATCATTCAAATAAGGCGGTTGGAATTTTGGTGAACAATTAAACGCCCCGCCCAAGTGCACGTGCATATCATTAGGTGAAAAAATAGATGGTAGAAGATGAAGAACAGTTTCATCCGCAATGAAAATATCCTGAACTTTATAAGTCAAGGAAAACCATTTTTCCAACACCGGAGAGTTGGGACAAGCAGAAAAAATCCCGCCGTTAAGTGATGGGAACTTATTGGCGGGATTCAAAACCCGGCGAACATGAGACTGATCAATCCCATCTCTTCCTTCGAGGCGAGAGATTCGTTTATTGACAATTCTGCCAACAGCTACCCAGTCATTGAATTGAGTAGCAGAAAAACTAATGCCGTTGTTCAGTACATCGAATAGCTGTTCGATGTCGCCCTGCACCACGGTGTCGGCGTCCAGGTATAAAACACGATCGGCCTCAACTTCCTGCATTAACCGAATCTTATCCATGAATTGACGATTACGCCTATTGTAATTCGGCTTTTCTCTTTCATGAGCAGTGATTCTTAATTGCCTGTGCGAAGCTATTTCCTGAACAAGAGGGTAACTTTCCGGCCACGCATAAACTTCAACAGGACCATCCCATACTTTTCTAAGGGAATGGATGCTGGCGACAAGGTAAGGGAGGTGGCCTTCACCGCTCATCAGATACACTACTTTATGATTCATTACTCTCCTTCGAAATCTTTGCAGTCACCCAAAATCATTACATTGGCACCTTTTAAACCAGCATACTTGATTGCCATTCCTAAAAGCATATATTCATCATCGTCATATGCCGCAGCGAAGGCATCTTGATGCAGGGCCACAAATTTAGCTTCTCCCTCGGCTACAAGACGGACAGATTCCACAAATTCAGGGAGGTACTTATGCACTGTATCCCATAGAATTGCCTTTCTTGTATTAAATTCTTTTTTAGACACCTTTGGTCCCGACACCCCAGGTGTCAATTTTTTAGCTTTTGAAAAATCTTGTTGTTTTTGAATCATTAACCGACCTTTTTATTATGAGCCCATCTTGCATACGAATCTGGACAAGAACAGTAACGGGGATCGAAATGATCCTCGTCTACATAAATGGCATCGAATTGACCGATAACAGAACGATGAGTATGAGTCCAAACCTGATAAAATCCCAGTTTAACTAATTCAAGATGAACTTCATATGGTGATGCCCAACCACCCTTGTTGCGAGGTTTCCCGGTCATCTCTACATTGATGACTTTGACGTGATTCTTGATAAACTTTTTGCCACCACGAATAACCAATGCTTCACTGCCTTCACAGTCAAGCCATAAAAGACATTCCTCATTTTCAAATGACATCATATGGTGACTAAAAAAATCATCTAAAGTCGTAGTAAGTACCGACACCGGACGAGTTTTATTTTGATCCCCGTCATTTTTCTTTTTGTAGAATGAAGACCCATCTTTCCAACTACGGCTCACATAAAGAATCTCTGAACCAATCTGATCGGATAAAGCCTTATCAGTTAAGTAACCGGGGAACTTATCCTTAATGGATTTACAAATCTCCGGCGAAGGTTCGAATCCGTACAACTCAAAACCTTCGAAGTTTTCTCGCATGACTTCCGTTTCATGATGCCGCATACCGACACCGCCCATTACAATCAAATCAGGATTAAATTCAAGCAGTTTGCAGTACTCCACTACTGCGTTTCCTGATCGACGATGAACCTTACTTCGATGTGGTTTTTTAATTAAATCCTTCAAGAGACTTCTCCACTTCCTTACGAACTGAACTTGTTGAAGAACAATGTTTCCAGCCAAGATTTTTCATGTTGGTGCAAATCACCGAATGCCCCATCCGCTTTGCCATATACCAATGATACCCATCTTGCGACCGAACCGGCAGCATTCCTTTGTCGCATGTAGCTATGGCATGAGCTGCACATACCTTAGTGAATTCAGTATTAAAAAACGCACACCATGAAATGATTCTTTTATGCCGCAACCGACTCCACCCATCCTTCGGTTTTAAATTCAAAGGAGGACTCACTTCATCATCAAAAACGGAATGTTCTTCAGCCCATCTATCCAATTGAATCATTTGATCCGCTGGTTTAGTAAATCCCCAGGGATGTGAAATGATAGCTGGGTTACCTTCAAACCATTCCTGATCCACCCAACCCCCATCATGTCTTGTGGCTACTGTATCAAGATCTAATTTAAGCCAATATCGGGTATTCACATACCATGCTGGGACATAAACAAAGCCCGCAAGCATTTTATACCTTTGCGGACAAGTCCACTTATTCGAAGGATCACCTGGGTACACAACACCCACTTCTGACCAAGGGACAAGTGATATTTTTGTAGTATAAAAGCTCAAATGAGAATCAAGCACATCCCAAACTTCATGATGGGTCACCTGTTCTCTGTCATAAAAAATTACAAATTTATGCTTAAAAAGATCTGGTTTATGTTTCTTCCAAGTAGGCAGAACGAGATTAAGCTGAGCTAAGTGTTTTCTGTCAACACCCAAAACCACGGTATAGTCATCATACATTAAAAGAAACCCCCCTTTGCGGCTTGGGTTGTTTTATCAGGTCTTTTTGATCGTACCACCCCACGTTGCAGACGAGTCTTTATAATCTCGCAATACTCTTCCTGCAATTCGACACCAACTGCCCTACGCCCAAGTAATCTAGCAGCAACCAAAGTAGTTCCAGATCCGCTAAATGGATCCAAAACAACACCATCTTTTGGGGTTACAAGTTTAATGAGATACCTCATTAATTCCAATGGCTTGACAGTAGGGTGATTGTTTGCAGCACCCTTTTCCAGGGCATCGGCTTTTGGGCAATAAAAGAACCGAGCAACCGATCCATTTGCATCCGTCGGAAAGATATCAATAACTTCATCACTTCCGTCGTGCATAAGATTCGCTGGGAATCTCCCAGGAGTCAAATCAGCAAGCACAACATCACAAGCATTAAATACTTTTTTAGATGTGCGAGGGCCGACCCATTGCTTTCTGGCGTCAGTCAACTTGTCCTGATCCTCTGCAGGAATTCTGCATTCCCGAAGATTCAACCCGCCAGTTCCATGCTTCAAAACATTTTGAGCTACGGTTCCTTCAAATGACTTGCGTGCCATTGTAATCGGTTCCATGCAAGGTTTGATGGCAGTTCCCCAGCCATCCCATATTTTTGCCTCTTCAGTAGCGGGTGCCGATACCGGGACAAGGCCAGTTTCGGGGTCAGGTGCGTTTTCTGGCCTTGCGGTAAAACTACCTACCGTCACCCGTCCGTTCGCGTCCTTGCGACCAGCGTGCAACCCTGCCGCCTTATGGCCGATCACTTCGCGAGTAGCCCCAGCTTCAATATCAATTCTTTTGCCGATGTCGGTAGATTTCGGGAAACCTTCCCCATAAATCCATGCCAGCATGTCCCTGATCTGAAACCCGGCATCTTCGATGTTGATGGCCATTCTGTGCTGGGTGCGAGTTCCGGCAAATGCTAATACATGGCCTCCAGGTTTCAGTACACGGAGACATTCCTCCCATACTGCTTTTACTGGAACATCGTAGTCCCATTTTTTTGCCATAAAATTGATTCCGTAAGGAGGATCTGTGACGACAGAATGGATACTGTCGTCAGGAATCTCTTTCATCATTTCTAAGCAATCCCCATTCAAAAGGGTGATGCCAAGATTCTCATCCTCATAATACGGTTCTTTCATTTTTTCCTTCTTCTGTTCTTTTTCTTTTTCTCTTTGAAATACCACCCATCACAATCAAACGGCTCTTTCGGAAAGAACTGCAGGGCATCCTCAACTGCTAAATCAAATGGAGCATAATCAAATGCAGCTAAATGTGAATTCTGATTACAGTTAAATATTTCTAATCCGAACTTAGAAAATATTCCTTTTTGCTGCATTTCGCATAACCATTGATTGACGATCTTATATTGATTATTGTTTGACCGAACTGCTCCTTCATCCCGGACTTCTCGGAAGGCATAATTGTCATGAAGATCCCGTCGTGGATCCATATACATATCCACTCCGACAAGATAAATTCTTCTTGCTCCCAGATAGTATAGTACTCTGATGGCAAGTAATAACGTACAAACCGTCTTCATTCCTCCAGTTTTTTTCACACCGGCATCCAGGTTTCCCCAAGCAGCATGATCATCTAAGAAAAATGATTCATCAGGAATCAACCACGATCGTCTACCGAATCCCCAGACATTTGGGCAATGGCAAGCAGACACCTTGTTTCCATTGATGAATAATTGCTGAAAACTACCATCTTCTTTTTTCCGCAGCCCACCCCTGTTCACCCGCATTTTCGGTGTAGGAACAAACTTCATAACTCTAGGATCTTGCCAAATCCCATTATGAAATTTACTGGGAGGATCCGCACAGATGAAAGCGGAAGCCCGATAATACGCCGCCATATTATTTACGGCTAAAGAAAAGATGCCCCGTTGCTCGATTTTAGAAAGATCAAGCTGACGTGCGGAAGGACCACCTGCTACGAGAAAAGCAGTTCCATTAGCAAGCAAATTCCGCAAAGCATGAGTTTTTACTCCACACCAATCCTGAATAACAAGATCATCCTGAAATCGTTTATCAAAACATTTTGCATCTAATGTGAGTCTTTCACAACAGTCTTCGCATGAAGCATAAGGAAAATTCAATCCTGTTTTTGTGCAGACCTCATGTATAGCACATTTATAGGTTTGTCTTCCATCATCGGTTTTCTTATCGGGCAAAGCCTCTTTTAGATACACGCACTTGGGCATTTGAACGGCTCACTGTGTTGATTTGCCATGCCCTTCCGTTTGCTATCCTGACACCATGACCACAACTTTTACATTTTGTCCCACTTTTATGCACCAGAACTTCTAATTCTGATCCGCAATAGGGACAAGCACCATACCGAGATAAGGTGACGTAAATTGGTCCAGCAAATAGGATACAACTTGCAATCCACACCGGAGGGCAGATGAAGCCCAGGATAACAGAGAATATCCCTAATGGCCAGCCGAAAATAAAACAAGCCATAATAAAAAGACAACCCGGTGATTTGATTTCTGCACCATTCATAATTTTACCTCCAGCACAGTATACACAATCTTTCTGAGTTTTTGATGAAAATTTTCAAGAACTTGAAGAACTCGAGCTTTGCCCAGAACTTGAATCACTGCTGTCTTCTTCCTCACATCGACTATCAACTAACGTATGCCCCAAAAACACAGACCCCTCTCCGTCCTCAGCTATCGCATAAGGGTTAGCTATTCCGACTTGCTTGTTTTCCCAAACTAAATCCCCATTTGAATCCAATTGCACTAAAGATCCATACTCTGGATTTTCAGTATTTGATGTGAAATAATACCTTTCCAAATCTTCAGAAATATGAACAGCGGGATAGTTTGTGTTACCGGTGGTTCTTTCTAATAACTTATCAGGAGATTTTGCCCACACCATTTCTCCTTTTGTTATTGTCAATCTACTCACTTCATAAAGTTCATCACCTGAATATTCAAATATTCTTTTTCCCCATCTATAAAAAGATCCATTTCCTGAAAAGGTCATTGCCACCGTTGAGGCAGAACCACCTAATGGACTAACTCTAAAAATCCCAAACAAGTACTCAACGCCATCTATTTCTACAATTTCTGATCTTCCATAAGCCCAATCAATAACATTATCATTTATAACCGAAGTGCTCCCAAACAGTACTATTCCTCCACCTCCCCCATAAATGGTTCTTTGCAAATTACCATCTGTATCATAAACCACTATTGCAGGAAATTCGGAAGAATCCCGTTCAGTTGATAGCCATATATTCCCATCATGAATAGTCATTGTTCTTCCAGATGGAACAGCTAGAGGCCAATTTCCAGCGGTCACCTCCTGCAACCCTAAAGTGAATTTCAAAATATATCTTTGTAATGCAACCTGCCCCATAGTATAAATGAATGATCCGTCAGTAACCATACTTGTAGGACTAATGCCCATACTCCACGGACCAGCCTGAAGTGTTGGTGTAGCGGCATGATTCGTTCTGTCAACTTTGTAAAATCTAAAGGGAAATGGTGTATTAAAGGCATAGTAATAGTTTCCTATAAAAACACCTGCACCTAATCTTAAATTGAAGTATGAAGTTAAAGAACCCCCCGAATCAAAAAACGTCATCCCAGCTCTGTTGAATAAACCACCAACAACACCATCTTCATCGCAAGCATAAGGAGCTTCTACACCAAATCCAGTTGTAGCCGAAGCATCCGTAGTCCAATCAGGCGTAGCAGAATCAGTGAAATGATTCATACCATTACTATTAGCAGCATAAAATCCACCATTAGGATCCCCTAATCCATTCATAAATCCAAATCCACCAGATTCAACATCTCTAAAATCTTCCGAAATTGAAATTTGTCTTAATGTGATTTCATTATCTGGTAATTGAACATTATATGGACTTGATTCAGATATTCGCTCTTCGCCAATTAAAATATAATCACCATTCACATCGTAAGATTGAGCATTTTGATTAACAAAACCTAAAATGATTCCTGTTTCTGGATCTGCTATTGCCGGTCCTAGTCCTCCAGCATTCAAAAATAAGTTATTGTCAGTATTAAATGATAGTTGAGGCTGAGCTGTGCCAACAAATGAGCGAAAGGTGCGTGACAGGTAAACTAGATTTCCATCAAAATCCAACTTTGCTATTCTAGAGTAATCTAAAGATACATAAATGAATTGATTATCTTTATCAACAGCAAATCCTATTGTTGCCGCCCGTCCAAAAAAAGTTCCATCAGCATGCAGTATCTCAACAGGCCAATTAGCTTGAACTAATTCAATTCCATTTTTATCTAAAAGATGAATATCAGCATGCTCATCAAAAACTCCAAATGTATGAGATGAGACTGACTGAGTATTTCCAAGAGGGGCATGCTCATCATACCCGTTCACCTGATACCATTTTACATCTCCAAGCACACGACCGACCTTGATAGCCGCTCCAATAGGAGTATCAAAATCAGATGCTGATGACGCTGATGATTCGCTATCTTCATCAGCTAATTCTCGAATTGTTGATTGAGAATAAATGAACCCGTCTATTTTCAAAGTCCGAGGAAGACCTACACGAGTTTGGCCGAAGAACTTACCATTTGCTATATTGATATTTGATAAATCAACCAAATCCTCACATGGAAATGGTTGATGAAAAAAAGCCCACGGCGGTCGGCAGCATGGGCATAATCCAGAATAAATAGATGTCATCCCTCTACTACTCCAAGTTGAGATAAGGCAGCAATAACACCCATTCCACTACCCCCTTCCAGATCACTCCAATCTGCCCCAGGTATCGGTTGTGGGCGATTACCACAATCGTTTATGAATTCAACTCTGATCGTTGCATTTGGTAACGGACCCATAGTGACTTTGATATTAGAATCATTTGACGTGCCGTCAAAAGGATTATCACTTGCTGAACTTTCAGAACTAACTTCATCGTCATCATCTACAGGATTATTAATTACTGCAAGATGGGTGAGAAGAATATTTTTGAATTCAGTAGCTGTTGCATCATATGGAAATGTCAGAGTTTGTGTGTGATCATAAAATTGAGTGTTAATTCTCCATATTAAATCAAACTCACCATCAGTAGGTTTCCCTAACAGGGTAATATCAATGATGGCGTTTTGCGGATCACAAAGACCACCAGCTCCTGTCAGGATCGGTATGAACGCCCCACGTTGAGAATCCCAATAAGCTGTGAGTACATCACCAACTTGAAGTGTTGTGGCGTTGACTGATCCGGCGTCTAAATCATGTGGCTCAGCTTCATCATCGGTATACCATTCTCGTGCAGCATGATCATAGTACCGAAACCGACATTCGAACAACACCTCGTCATCTAAAATACTAGATTCAGACGACCGGGATGAGCTTAGTGACTCAGAAGAATTAGATGAACTACTTTCTAATTCAGATCCTTCAGCAGTTATAACAACTACACGTTGAATATGGGGAGGAAGGGGACTGGAAGACCCATCTCGAGTGATTGCATATGGAGAACCACCTCTGCTGGCTATAGGCCGCACAACAGAATTTATGTCATTGACATGCTCATGACTTAAAAAGTCACCTGCTCTTTTATCGGGAAAGATTTCTCTCATTGTTTATATTCTAAACAGAACATTAAAATCTACTGTTTCATGTATTTCATTCTTCCCGTCAATTTTTACTCTAACCCACCCGGTTTTGGGATCCCAAATACTATTATGACCGTGTACCCTGCCCTTCCAAAACACCCGCTTTTCCAAAAACTTCATGTCAACAGTAACGGGCGGTGTTTTAGTAATTCCAGCTTGCCATGTTTTCTGTTCCGAGTATGACCACCCTACAAATAAAATCGTTTCCGGACCAGCACCAAAAAGCCAATCTAGGGGACTTCTGTTAATTTTCCCCATAGCAGCTCGCAACCGACCTATGATTTTATCGGTAAATAAATCGTAAGGTACACTTCTCCACTTCACTGACCATTGCACCATTGGCACCATGACAACTACCGGGAGAAGGGGATCTCTTAAAGGAGAGTCATTTTCATTAGTATCATCTTTTGATTGATCTTCTACAAGATGTTCTTCTTGGGGTTCATCAGCAGGAGGAGGTGGTATTTCCTCTTCCGTTTTTACTCCATTGGGCATAGGGGCATGAAGAAAGTCACCAGTAGCGGAGGCGTTAACCTCTAAAAACGCATCGGGATCTTCATCTTCCTGGATTTCAGTGTCGTAATGAATTGTGCATTCAACGATACCAAAATAAGTGTTAGCTGGTGCTCCAGAATCAAACCCCCAAGGATCAATAGGGTAATCTGAATCTAATGATCGGAAACTTATCTTTCGTGCTCCCAAAGCCGGGAGTCCGATGAGCTGTTTCGTAGTGGGGTAAGATGTTTGCCCGAATTCAATAGGGGCAGGGAGCATAAACGATAAAAAATCAGGAAGACGATTAGCGGGAATCAACACCCTTTGAGATAGGTTTCCTCTTTCCCTTTCAAATTCACCTTCAACGCCCGCCGCTAACTTGTACGGAATGCCGTTGTCGGTCCTTAATCTCCATTGTGTGGGATCTTCCGCATTACCAGCCATTACGTTAATCCTCCACCTTGGCGTCTTCGTTTAGTTTCTTCGAGTTGTTTGTTTTGAATATCAACCATCGTTTCCAGCAGTGAGTTGCGTTTGCCGTCTAGATCGCCGCCTGTTAAAAAGGCATCTTGGATAGCACTACCAAAATCAGGAATAGCAAACCGACCGGCGTCCAGAGTAACCCCAGGTGCCGAAGGTTTGGACCTGGGTTTTCTTCCACGAGGTTTTGGCTCATCTTCTGGTTCTCCACCAATGTCTTTTGCTTTTCTATTAAAGACATTTTTCATTCGGGCTACTTCCATTTGCCTTTGCAGATCTATCAAGTTTTTCTTTGCAGCATCAATCGGCATGGCTAATGGGTTTTTTGGTCCTTGGAATATTTTCAGATCCGTTTTGAATTTATCAGACACTCCATCAAGAAATGAAGTGTCGAGTTTGTTCATTTCTTTTGCAAATTCTTCGACAAATGCCGTCCCCATTCCTCTTCCGTTAAAATCTCCTTTAATGCCTTCCCACATAGCAATAAACATGGCTTTAACTGTTGTGACCACAGCATCAAAAACAGACATCAAAGCAGTTCCTAGATTTGAGAAAACATAAATTCCAGTTGAAACCGTCGCTTTGAATAGACCAGTGATCCTATTCATTGTGGCCATGACACTATTAGCTATTTCAAGGAAAATCAGAATCACTGACGTTTTTAAGAACTTCCATGTTAAACCCCAATCCGTTGTGAAAAGACTTATAGCATTCATAATACTATTAATCTTCTTCATAAAGAAGTTAACAAATTCACTAACGGTGAACATAGTGACTCCAAACACCGATTTTATGATACTAGCCACAAAGTTCCAAGCGAATTTAGCTGCTGTTTTAATCACACCCCAAACATTAACAACTACATCCAATAGATTGAAAAATATATTCTTAGCGAAGAAGAAGAACTTATCAAATTCTTTTTTGTTCCGCTCTATTACTCCTTTTATGCCATTAACTATCCCCATCAAACCTTTCATGATGGCCCCAGAGACAGCATTGAATACACCTTTAATAGCAGCAAACGCTTTTCCAAGAAGACCAGATGATGTTTCAGCTTCTTTAAATTTAGCAATCAACCAACCGAGAGCTGCCCCAGCTAATACGAAGAAAATACCGACACCAGATCCTATCAATGCGGATCTAACGGATATGCCTAAAAGTCGAGCAGCAATCCTTGCCGCAATTAATGAACTCACAAGTCCACTCACAGCAGTAGTAGTTGTGATGATAGCCGCTGTCAATTTAGGAAATTGTTTTATGATTACTTTAATTCCATCCACAACAGTAATCAAAGCGTTCACTATCTTTGTCACCGTAGGGATGATAGCAGCACCCATTTCACGAAGAGCTTGTGTCCATGAGTCTTTAAGATTAGAAAAACGACCCATCATTGATTGGTTTTGTTTTTCCATTAAATTCTCAAACATCCCACCGGCACCGGTCATTCTGTTGAATGCTTGTTCAACCATGTCGGCAGAAATCTCGCTTCTGGAAGTCATGTTAGCGATTTCAGATTCTGCTACTCCTAGCATATCTGCTAATTCGCTAACCATAGGAACACCCAGAATACCGAAGTCCCTTAATTCACGACCGGTCAATTTAGATGCCCGCCGAACCTGAGCCATATTCGCAATGATTCTCTCTAGACCAAATTCTCCTTTTCCAATACCAGCAGAAACATCACCGATACTTCTTAATGTAGGGATTAATTCATCAGCAGCATAACCTGCAGCAATCAATTGACGAGCATTGTTCTCAATGCCAGTTAATTCAAAAGGTGTGCGGGCAGCAAAATCAGCAAGTTCCTGAAGTTTTTCTTTAGCAAGTTCCTCACTTCCCAAGATAGTAGAAAAGGCGATATTAGTTTGTTCAAATTCACCAGCAAGGGTAGTGGCCTGTTGAATAAGTCCTGAACCGGCAGCAGCTACAGCGGATAAAATACCACCAGCAGCAAGTTCGATTCCTTGGAGAGTCTTTTGGGTTTCGCCTTTAACGGAACGAAGACCAGACCGCATGCCAGCAGCATCCAGTCGGACTCTCACAAAAACTCGTGCTAATTCATAACCCATTGCCTACTCCTTGCGTTTTCTTCGCTCCTCCCGCCGTTTACGCCGCCGTTCGCGGGCCTCTGCCCGTTGCTCGCGGCCAGTTGGTTCCTTCTGGTGTTGTTTTGCCGCCTCTGCTTCCATCAACCTACGTGCTAGGGATTTGCCGCCCACGTTGAGCTTGGCCTTTATGGGTTTGCCATACTTATCTCGGCCACGGACCATTCCATGTTTATCCGCCATTGCGAGGCCAACTTCGCTATCAACTTTTATTGATCGTTTCTTTCCAGACTTTCTGAGATTTTTAGAATCTACCAATAACATATAAATTTGATCCAAAGTCATATGGCCTACTTTAGTAGGGCATATCCCAAGACCCCCATCCCAAGGATTATCACATAATCTTCTTATGTGCCAAGGACCGAGCCCAGCCATAAGATCATGATAAATTATCTCATCCGTTTCTTGGGCATCCCCGTCACTTCTTGCGACGGACCCTAAGTATTTCCCATTTCAGGAGCACTTAGGGATTCGATCGTTCTGCTAAGCTCAATCATCAATTGAGGGTTTTTGCTGACTGCTAAAATGATGTCACTTCGCGTAACTGGATTTCCTTCAAAGCATTTGCAGATCATTTCAAGTTGACCGGCGTGAGATCCCGTTATCCACCAACTGGAGTAACCAACTTTATGCTTTCGAGGAACGTCATCAGTTAATTTTGTGTACAATTCAACTGACAGATCTTCGCTTTCCAGGCAAGTTGCGATGATTTCCTGCTTTTGTCTTTTGACTTTCTCCTTTGATGCGTTTTTTACAGGCGTATAGTCAAATGAATCAGTAAGCCATTTACTTATCGAACCATTGATTTTGATTTTACTGACATCATAAACTTCCTTTGTCGGAAGGTCTTCTAGTGTCCAAAGAGAAACCTCATCCATCTTCTCTCGCAGCAACCGCTCACCGGCACCATCCGGCAAAAGATCAGCATTGTCAGAATAAGTGGAAAGGTACTCTCTCTTGTACATCTTGAGACATGTTCTCTCCAATTCGGTAAGCTCAATGATTGTCAAAGGGCGAACTTTACATTCCACATCACCAATCATAAGTGTCCCGGCACTGGCACCAAGAACACGAGCTACATCTTCAGCCATTGTTGTTTTCCTCTGTTACTTTGACAGTTCCCTTGCGAAGGAACCAAACGGATTGATCTTGGGAATGAACCCAAGTATATACGCTGACTTAGGGGGAATTTTAATAAGACGAGATGATGAGATGAGTCTTCGTTCCAAACGGCACCCATCACAAGAACAGGACGGAAGATAATGCCGTTTGGTTTTTTCGAAGATTTCAGGAGGGTTTGTCATGATAACATGACTTATAAGGATCTGGAGGGTGCTCCAGCTTGACCCGGTCGATAGAAAATGCCGTCGGCACCGAAAGAGGTAGTCCAACCGATAACCTCTTCTGTGTCAATATCAACTGAAATATTGAAATCGGTGCATAAAGCTCTTGGGAAATCCCAATAAAGCGAAACGTTATTCATCCAAAGAGTTTCAATGGCAATATCACCCGGCATGAAGGTATCGTATACCTCGGTTCCGGTATCGTACACGCCTTCGGCTTCGGAGGTGGCATCTCGACGACCCGCTGCCCGGTTAGTGTACCCGGCGGAGTCAGAGTCACCCCATTCGGAACTACTCGCTTGCGTAGGATTGACAGACCAGTTCTTCGTTCTGGCGACCGTAGTGGACGCCACCTGGAACTTGCCGGTCCTCCCGGTTAATGCTGTTTCACTGGTCATGCTGAATTCCTTATCAGATCAAATTTAAGTTTACGGTGAGGAGGAAGAGCTACTCGAAGCTGACGAAGTTGACGATGCCGACGAACTCGACAGACTACTACTTGATGACGATACCGATGACACTGAGCTGCTGCTTGACGAGCTACTCGACACCGAGCTACTGGAAGAGCTGCTTGACGAACTGGAACTTGCGTCAGCATCATCTCTACCTATCAACAACACAGTGTAGGTAACTGCTGCTGAATTTGCCGTTACCTTAACACGATGACTTGATGCGTCCGTTACTGCAAATGCTGCTTCAGCAGGCTGTGCTTTTGCTAACCACCCTTGGCCTCGTAGCCCACCTCCTAATGCCGCAGTATGGGAACCGATCGGACTCCAACCATTTGTGGCGTCAGGTTCGACTTCCAGGATACCAGCAGCATCCACCGCATTTTCATTCACAAACCCAACAAACACGATTTCTTCATTTAAGTTTGCCTGCCCATTTATATCGTTTCCAGCACCCGCCCCAGTGTCAATAGATCCCGTATCGTAGACATCAATTACCCGCGAAGATCCACTTGATAGGGTTTCTCTGAATTCCCATGCTCTGTTTGCTTCATTTGCATTAACACCAGACGACAAAGTTAATGAAAGCACAAGCTGCTGCACACCAGACGAATTTCTGCTGGTGTTGGATGTCATTGTATTGACAACAGTAGCAGTGGCCGAAATTGATACTTTCGCTGCTGCAAGGGATCGTGTTCCCATCACTTAACCTTTATAATAATTTAACCGGAACGTCGAGTAAGAAGAGATAAAAGATGTCCCATCTATACTCTTTATCACCCGTTTTTATTCCAACATCATTCTGGTACTGCACATTCAAAACATTGCCATAAGTCAGTTCGATCGGCAGGGGATCCGCTTCTGGATGCCCGCCGAATTTTTGCATAACAAAACCGGCGAGGCGAGCAGCAGTCTCTTTCGCTGTTTCATTATTTGTACTGATTTCTTTTGCATGTATTCTGAAAATCCAAGGGACTAGTCTATGCTCATGTTTTTCGTCTGCAGAATGACCAGAATCCCTTGAATCTGTATTTCCAGCTTCTTGCTCGTATACGCAATAAGGAAATGGCTGTTTTGCCATCCCGTCTTGATCGTTTAGGGAAGTGAATTGAGTGCGTAATGACTCCTCCCAATTCTTCTTAAATTCCCATGATATTCCTGAATCTTCCCATACAGTGGCAATGGCTTTATGTAAGTCCGCTGATCCTACAAAAGTCATCGTATTGGCCCTGACAATAACTTAACCAGTCGTTGTCTATTTTCATTCAAAGTTCTACGCAAAAACGACCGATTCATCTGAAGTTCTAGGGTCACACCATAATCAACAGGTGTGCCAATCACCCCATCGTATACTCCAGGACTAGGGGAAAAGGTCGTTTGAAAAATTGACTTCATCAGGTTAGTTGTGTCTGCTTTCGGAAATTCTCCAGGTTTCGATCGGTTCGAAACCCTGACCACTCCATTGACCAGAGATTTCGTAACCGGACGAGAGATATTTTTGACCACCTCATTTCTAACGAATTCTGAAGCTAAAGAAACTCGTTGTCTTACGGTCAACTCTATCTTACTAGAAACTTCCTCAATGAACCACTTTGTTTCGCTTGCTCTGTCTCCAGCAGTCGCAGCCCGGCGAAACCGAGCTTTTTCAATGCGATTAATTCCTGCTTGAGTTGCCATTAACCACCTGATCGTGAAAGATTTTCAACCCATTCGTCCCATTGATCTTCATAAACGGGTTGGGTGTTACCAATTCGACTGCCAGGATTCAGCAAAAACTTACCCGGCAATTCTTCAATTTCTTCGATTGTTGGTTGCTTGCCCCGAACCAACTTGGCATCTCCTGATTCCAAGAGCCACAACATTTCCCGGCAAAGGGTCTTCATTCGATGTGGGTCAAGTATTTCAGTTCTCGGAGGCACACCTTCGATCTTATCCCCGACCGAAAATGCACTTGTTTCCTTCATGTACCGATAAATCCGTTTGCACATCTGTTCATCATTATTCAACGGATCCTTGATCATGATCGTTCTGTTTTCCGGGTCCACGTGCAATTCCATTCCCGGAATCCTTTGCAGAGTCGCTAACCCCCGCGATCTATCAACGGGAACCATCATTTCCCCGGATTTCACATCCTTGACTGGTCGATGCCCATCAATGGCAGAACGTAATCTCAATCCGGGAACTGATTGAATCAACTGATTACCGTTATTCTGGTTATCAATCTCAATCCCGAACTTTACATAAGTTCTGCTCTCTTGCTTCTCCGCTGTTGCCGCCATTAACTCTACCTTTCTTAAATGCTATAGTGAACCCTGTCTGCTGGCAAAACAACAAATCCAGCAGACAGGGACTCAAGATAGCAGATTCCTTCCGCTATACAAGTTCAACTTACGCAGGTGCAGTAGTGGTCAAAGCCGCCGTTGCACCTCGTTCGAGCTGACCGCCATATCGTGCCATAGCAACGACAAGCATCTCGTTTCTGCGGAGGAGGGTGTCACCCTCGGTACTCGTTCGAATGGCTAGGCCACGACGACGGTACATCCGGTAACGGGCCAAGATTGCATAGAAAATTTGGGTATTCGCCAAACTTTCGTTAATCTTGTATGGCCGTTGCATCCATTGGTAATCATCGTAATTCATACCACCGAGGCGACGGGCATCAGAAGCTCCAACCGGGATGGCCTTTGCTCTCTGATAAGAGGTTTCCGTTCCGCAAAAGACAGCAGTCGATTTGACATTTGCCTTATGCTCAGGTTTCGCAACACCGAACCGCAAGGATTCGTAGTTACCCAGGCTAGTTGTACCGCCCCAGGCAACCGTCGTGATACCCGACTTGTTGACAACACCTTCGGGTTGGGTCGTACCGTTACCGACCGCCACAACGTCGTCCAGGTCTTCGAGAAGCCGTTCACCGTATTGTGAGGTGATGAGTCCACCGAAGTCCAGGGGTGTGTCTGACATGAAATCCAAACCGATTCGGACAGCACCTTCCCAACGATAGATGGTAGTGTCAAATGCCGAAACATAGTTTGTGGTGTCAAACAATGAAATCGACGTGTCATCAACACCGCCCCAAGAAGCAGTGATGTTGCTGACTTCAACACCTTCAATCCGACGACCACGATCCAACGGAATTGTGTTGACAAGCGGGAACAACTCACCATAAAGCAGGGGAGTTTGAATCACCATGTCATCAAAAACAATAGGAGCAGCTTCAAGACCACCAGATGCAGCATCGTCGATAAGAGCTTTAATGCCCGTTCCGCTGCGGCCACGATAACCCTTTGAAGTCATCGATTTGTAGTCTTCCGACGAATCCCATTGTTCTTCAAGGGCAAGGTAAGTCAGCAGATTCTTTTCATGATCTGACAACATTTCCCAAGCCCGGACTGCGGTTCCCGCAATATTCGGTGCCGCTGCAGCAATCTGCAACTTAGCAAATGCACCGGCGAGTGCCTTATCCCGGTCAGAAGGACTGTACAAGGTACGCCCAAGATCGGTGACAGGCATTCCTGCCAATTGATTACGATGACCACTCTTTGTGGCTTCCGGGTACTTCAACACAGATTTCTCTGTTGAGTACCGCTCAGCCGCCGATTTCACTCGGATAGTGGAATCATCGGAATCCTTCTCAGTGGAATTTCCTGCATTTGCCATGACAGCTTTTTCCAACTCACTCGGTTTCTTTTCTTTTTCGCCATCCGGAGTTTCCGACTTCTCGGAGGTTTCCTTGGCACTCTTTTCTTCATCACCCGCAGGTTCTTCAACGGCATGCTTTTCAACAACCGTTTCGGCGGTTTTTTGACCGTCGATGATGGTTTGTTTCAAGTCACCGACAACGGACACAAGATCCGTCATTGCCTTGGTGAACTCATTCGGAGCTTCATCAGAAGCGTCCTTTGTGAGATCATTCAAAATATCCAAAGTAAGATCACTTTCTTCGGATACCAGGGCTTCGGCTACCGCCTTGCGGAATTCTTCGTCAGTCGAGTTTGCCTTAACTTGGCAGTTATCGACCAGCCACTTCTTCAGCTTCGCAGTCAATTTAAACATTTTTACTCCTAATCATCTGCGACCGCATCAAATACTGCCATGCATACGAGACCGACCCGTTGCCATGACTTCGAACTATCAGTTCATCAACTCTTTGAACTTTTTAGTTCGTTCAGTCCTTTCATCAATTTCTTGGAATGCCTTCAGGGAATCCAGTAATTTGCTCCGCTGCCCCCTGTCAGCATAAGCCAGAATTGTTTTCATTGCTGCTTCAACGCCATTACTTTCGGCTTGCTTGCGAGCTTCAGCAAGTTTCTTAAGATGCTGGAACAGGCTTTTATCTTCTATCTTAGTTGTCGTGGAAACATTAACCTCAGTTGGTGTCCCGGTTAGTTTGGGACTGCCGTCTTTATACTTCCAACCAACTCGAATGAAGTTTTCTTTATAACCATCATCATATTCTTCATACATGATGATTACGTTTTTCTGAAATGTACCAACAACATGGCAATAACAATAATCATCCATATCGATGTCATTTTCATCCAGATAACCCTTAACCTGAGAATTCAAATCATCTCGAATGGCCTCGTAACTACCATCAATTGCCGACGAATAAAAACCTTTCTCGGAAATGACCAGATCTTTTTCTTCGGTCACTTCTTGGTTTTTGGTGTCATTGATTTTGGTTTCGACCGCATTGGTTTCTTTTGGTGAGCTACCTCCGCAGGAACATCCTTTACTTCCGGTTTCAGTTTTTGATTCGGATTTTGCTTTTTCGTCATCTTTGTTTTCCTTGGCAAGCACTAAAGTTTCCGGCACGACGAAGGTCTTGTCACGACGGTCCCGGATGCCTTGGCCCACACTTTTCATGATTCCAGATGTAAGTTTACCGCCTTCAACCAACGAAAGCAGAACCTCTTCAACCACCGCATCAGCATTCGCCGGTACGGAAACAACGGATTCCTCAATGATGGCATACTTTTTGATGTCAAATCCACCAGCCATCCCATACTCGTCTTCATCTTTTAGCTGGCTGAATTCTAAAGCACTGAATCCGTGAGAAAACCTACCCATGTCATTGTCAACCATGACGGCAGCGTCTTTTGCCACGTCATTGATATCCACAATGGCCGAGTAAAGCGACAAACTTTTAGAAGTATGGCTTGCAACCCCCAACATTTTGCCAATCGGCAAAGTATGGATATGTTGCCACAACAGCAACATTTTAGGATCAAGAACAGCACCATCTGTTCTTAGAATATCACCATCTCGATCCTTTGTTGACGTTGTCAAAACATGTTTGATCACCATCAATGTATTTTTAGGAAGTTCAATGGAAAGACCATCTTGTGAAATGATATCCTTTCCCTTATCTTCCACAACCATTTCATCATTGCTGTAGGTCAATGTTTCCGATGCCTTTTTGAGAACATCAGAAAAACTGACATTTGATTTAGATGCAAATTTATAACATGCATCTAAACCAACGCACGACTCAACAGTCTTGACGTAACGATCTGCCGTAAGGATGCCGCGATTGAACTCAGTGTTCTTAGCACCGCGTTCTTTCAGCAACTTAAGCAGTAGCTCATTTGGATCCATATCAGATAGTCCGTCCAAAGTACTGAATATTTAGTTTAGTGTCACCGGCACTCTGACAGAATTTAAATCCCTGCAACCATGCCCTGGTAACTTCAACATAACTACCACCAGCTTGAAGGATCATTCCACGAGAACCTCCTGGTGTCGATCCATCCAAAACGTAGTTAATGTCACCCTCATCCTGAGCTTGGATTTGAGCAACAGTCGTTCCGTCAGGGATAGTAAGATCACTGACTGACTTCACCGCTGGGGTGTTAAGATCAATTTGTTCATAGCCGAGGCAATTCACTATCGACTTCCTCTCGCTACACATGTGGCATCAATGGCAACCAGTTGGCGGATAGCTTTTCGATGACCACTTTCGATTCTTTTCATCCATGCCAAAATGGTTCCGACGGAAACTTGATCTGAGCCATCCGGCACATCAGATTGAGCTTTGTTCATGTTACGGCTAACACCTAACCGTTTCAAAGCCCGAAAGGATCCCTCTCGGATCGAACGAGCACGGTCAACTGGGCCGGTGTTGATCCATCGGATGACATTCGCAAACTTTTGCTTATCAAGAGCAACCACCTGTTGTGCTTCTTTTTCAGTACTGGAATTATCCAGAACAGGAGTTACTTGTGGGTTTTTTCGAACTGCCATGTTTTCCTCATTGTTATAAGTAATTCTAACCTGCAGTCATGCCGCTAGATTACGATTGACTGCTAGAGTTACTAGATGCCGAACTGCTCGATTGACTGCTGCTCGATAACGAGGAGGATGTCGAGCTAAAGGAACTCGGTGAGCTACTCGATGGTGAGCTACTTGACGATTGAGAACTGCTCGATGTCGATTGAGAACTGCTAGAGCTTGAAGAACTGACCGAGAAGGAACTTGTGGAGCTAACCGAACTCTGGGAACTGCTCGATTGACTACTGCTCGATTGAGAAGAGCTGGAAGAAAGATCTTCCATCGAAAGAACAGAAAGCCGATCCCCTGACGAAGGTCCAGGAAATTGCAATTCACCGGTGTGGAAATTCAAAACATCCGTAGTTGATGTTTCCCCGGAATTTAGCACATCAACCAATTTTGCTTGCCAGATAGTGTTACTCGGAAGAGCAACAGTGACATTTTCAACTACCCCTGCATCAGCACTATGCTGTGCTGCTGGAGCAGAATCATCACCTGCTCGATGCATTCTTGTGATAGTCAAGGTGCGGGTAGCCAAATTGGAAGGTGCCGGTCCCAGACCAAAAGTAACATTTTTCATTTCTGACTTCTCCAAGTGAAAACAGCGGCAATGCCATTAGTCGTAACAAATACAACTGAAAGGCATTGCCGCTGTTTGTCTTACTTTGGCGTTGCGTTGACGCACTATACAAGATTAAAAAAATCAACGCAACGTCTTATTTCTGGTTTTTGTATATTTTTACCAGATCTTTATTTTAAGAAGATCCAGGAACTTCACGCTCATCCGTAAGAACTCTGACGTGCTTTAATTCGTTAGAGTTTCCTTTAACTTCTAATCGAAGGGTGAAATCAGATCCTTTATTCATTGCTGCACAAAAGAATTCGTCAAACTCTCTCATTTTCATGATAAAAAGTTTCAGGGCAGCTTGGTCAAGAATATCTTGAAATGTTGCTTTGTTATTCAACTGTCACCCCATTTTGCTAATATCTCAACATCTTTGCCCGCCCACATTTTGATATAGTCCAGCGTAGATTTTTGCACGGCTAAACTAGTATTTCTGAACGACCGAATAAATAATTTGTCTCCGGGAACAAAGATGACTTTTCTCAAACTAATATTCGCAACACCACTCACAGTAGAGGGCATCTGAGCATGCTCCTTACCGCACAACAATTCTTCATCATCTACACCAATTCTCCGCATTCGATAATCAAGACAATTTACTATCAAAATCCGAAGTTCCGCACCGGAGAACTTTTCAATGGACCGACGGATTTTAAATGCATTGCTGGGAGGCATGTCATCTACTGCACGAACTAAAACTCGATCACCAGGGTCGAACTTGACTCGTTCAGTATGGACATTTTCTATATGGGGAATTGCTGGCATTGTTCACCTAAAAGATTTTTTGAATTGGTTGATTTCTCAAACTTGAGTTAATGTCAAGGGTCCATTGAGCTATCCGTTTCAACGCCTTAGCTTCATCTTCTGTATGCCGCCTGTCTCCTAGTTTATGTCTAGTAATTACAGCATTCCATAATTCGAAGTCAGCCTTGATAGTTAGTTCTGGGATCAATTGGGTTCCATGTATTCTTTTATGCAATTGAAAAACAGACTGCAGTCTAGGATAAATTGCATTAATGAATTCCAATGTCGCTTCATCGGAATCTCGTAGAATATTAGCGTGCCTGTTGTCTTTTGTCATGCTTCTAATTCTTCCGTCGTTCTTAAAGAGTGTTCCTCAATTAATTGATTTGCAGTATCACTTGTCATTCCGAACATGGTCATAACAGTGCATAAACAATTCACGCGATCTTCTGCAGGCAGGTTAACATCTGCGGGCCATCGAACCATTACTCCGTTAAGATTCCACAAACCCTCCCCATCTTCCGGCACACCATCTAAATCAGCATGAGCGTCCCTTGTAGTATCGGCCAACACCGACAACCAACCACGACGAATATTGCGTTGCTGGGCCGTATCTACGATCACCTGATTGATTGCCCTAGTACGGGCCGCATTTAGGGCGTGTCCGCTCTCTGTGCGGGCTATCCGGCGACCTCTCCGTTTACCGTAGATTCCTTCTTCCACAAGATTCGGGACCATGTTTTTAGCCATCGTTTCGATCGACTGGCCCTTAGCTATCCCATCTCGCAAATACTGCTCAATATCACCCGTTGTAGTTTTATTAACATCTTCCCAATACGGTTGACTGAATGTTTCAGTCAGGCGGGATTGAATTTCTTCCTGCATCCAATTGGGGTACTCGGTTGAAAGCAATATATTCACTGTTCCTAAAACAGATGCTAAGGTAATGAGTTTGGTATCTTCATCTTCAACCTCACCCTCAGTCAATTGCTGCAGTAACAATTCAGATGCAGTTGACAATTTCGTTCTGTCAAATCCTTTAGAGGAATCCATAGAAGTAAGCAAAGTTTGCACCCGCATGACTTCTATAGAAGTGTTGATCCAAAATGGAACAATCAATTCCAATAATTCTTGATTCCAATCCACCGAAGTGTGTATTTGATCCGCGAGACGGGTAGCTTGGTCATCCGTAGTGAATCCCTTAGATCCCGACATTTCGCTTAATCGAATGGAGGCGGATTCAATTTGCTTATTAAAAAACGGTTCTAGTAAATTTGACAGTGAACCGAACTTTTCGATTTGATTAGTGTTGATTTCTTTATAAACAGTTTTGCGAACATCTTCCGCCTGAAATTGACTTTTTAAGTCAATGACACATTTAGCCACATTTAACATTTTTGTGGCTACTTCTATCTTGTTGTCAATATGCAGAACCATTATTTAGATTCTAATAACAGGGCAGGTGGTTTTTCTTCCTGCAGCCCACCTTTTGACAAGACGGATTCTATCAAACTCTGTGGAGTTTCAATAAGAGCATCTACCGACAGCTTCAGAGCTTTGGCCGCATCATCCAATGCTTGATCTTCTGGTGAGGGTGGGTCACCCTCACTTGGCGGAAATCCTCCTTGGTCTTGCGGAGGATCTTGTTCAATTTTGTCACCGGCGATTTGATTTGCGAGATCATCGGGCAACCCCAATCCGATTAGAATACCACGACCTTGTTCTACGGAAATCGTGCCTTCAGCCACAGCTTCAGCAGCATTCACTACTCCATGAATGTTTTGCTTTGAGATATAAGCCTCATTACCATCAACATCAGGAGGCAGGCCCATAAAAGCTCTGAATTCATTTTGTGTGATGTCACCACGATCCCTTGCTTTCTCGTACATGGTTTTTTCCATGCTGGGATCTGTTGCAACGCACGGCTCTGACCATACCCGGTACTTTTCCTGCACTTTATTTGTTTGCGATTTATTAGCAAACCCGGTGAGGATAATCCCCAGCATGTCAAGAAAAGCATTCACTCTTTGGCAAAAGCGATCCTGAACCACAAACGCCTGAGCATAACTACCGGCCATTTCTTCACCCAAGATAAATGGATGAACTCCAAAAGCCGACAAAATTCTGGATCGGATTGCCTTTTCTGACTTTTCCCACCCCATTTCATTCTGGGTAGCCGACAGACGTTCGATTTTGTCAATATACCCATCAATGATAGCCGGATTGCCATAATCAGCTACTCCCTTACTGACTCGGCCAATAGCTCCATGAACCTGCCTACGTTGGGCAGCAGTCAACCGAGGCCGGATACCTGCCGGGACGTCGGGGTGAGGATTTGTTCCCATTGTGATAATGACAGACGGGAACACACCATTTTCAAAAAACACCTTTTGTGAATTTTGAATATGATCATCAATACTGATAGCGTTGTTTTGTGAATGGGCAGGTGCCATTGCTTTAGTGACATCCGACGGATCCGGTATGTAGGCAAATCCTACCTGATCCCTACTGAATGGTTCAGCGTTATATGATTTTGAAGGGTCATTTGGATTCACAATCTTAAATTCAGAGAATGCACCTTTCTCATGAATAGGCTGTACCCAGGTAGTGGGCAACGAAAACATTTCAAACTTACCTTCACCATTCTCACCACCAAAGATGTAACTCCATCCGGTAAGATTTAAATTGGCAATGAAATTATAAACGAATTGCCATTTGCCCTGAATGGCATTCGGTTGACTTAATGCATCCAAAAAAGGATGATCAACAATAACCTCTTCCTCGTTCAAAGCTGATTTATGGGAAACCGACTTTGATGAAGTCCATTGCTTCTTATCAGTTTTTGAATTCATTTTAGACATTACAATGGACTTAGAAGCACCCTCCATTGCAATAGCATTCACTGCCGCATGCACCCAACCCCTGAAAAGAGCATACCGTTGCCTGTTACCGGATTGGCTTTGCATACCAGCAGTTAAAGAACCGGTCCCTAGATCGAAATCAAAGGAACCGGCTTGTTTCATTCTCAAAGCCTGCTCATACGTTGATCGTGAACGGGCTTTAGACCGAGCTAAAGATTTTGTCAAAGCACTAGCCATTTAATCATTCCGGCCTAGAGTGTGATGATCCCACGGCAACTGCACGTGCTATTTCGATAGCACTTTCAGCATCAAACCTATCAAGTAAAACTTGATTAGCTGATATTAATCCGGGGATTGTGACTTCTTCAGCTATCTTGAGTTTTTCATTCAGGGCATCCATGCCCGATTCCATTTGTTTGACTTTGTCATTTGCTTCAAGAACAGATTCCTTAGCCCTATCTAACACCACGCCTATTTCATGTTCCAGATGTGAAATGCTGTCTTTTAGGTCATTAAGTTCTTTTCTTGTTTTTTTGGATTCCGAAATCAGAACCCTGGCTTTTTTAGATAAGCTGCTCTCAGATGACTTAGCAAACAATCCTTTTATCTTAGAAAAGAACGGCATTAATCTGATCCATTAAAATTGTCGAAGTAATTCGATTTGCTCTCATTTTGTGGAGCAGAAACGTCAGGAAGCTCATTCTTTTCTAGTACCGCACCAGCACCGGGGAAGGGTTGAGCTTCAAATGCATCCGATGATCTTGTTTGAAACTGAGGTGCAATTTTCAAAGGAGTGGGCGAATCCTCAGCAATGCCCATTTCCTTTTCAAGCATCTCTTTCAACAAACGAAGACAATTCCAAAACTCCCCCGTCGGAAAGTTGGATGTTGTCTTTCGGAGAGTAACATCACCATTAGGCTCAATGGTAAACATTGCTCCCATCCATTTTCCCGTCGCCCCACCTTCCTCAACCTGCTGAGCAAATGCCTTCTGGCCGTTCTCGTGATTCAACACTTCTTCTACGTTCATGACGTTGTTTTCCTTATTCATGAATAATTCCTGGTAACAATTTAAGTCGATTGACTTTTGCAAATTGCTGAAGATTTTTTACTAATTCTTCAGCCTTTTCACTCCCATTCCTTTCCGGTGGATTTTCATTGTAATCGTAACCACAATGTTCTGCAGACTGCAAAAGATATTCACCGGGGTCAGCAACCACCACAGTAGTTACTTGAAGAATCACCTCCTCTTTTATTTGAATTGTAGGATCCTTGCCAACGGGTCTCCTTACCACACTATACCGAATTGCGTTTTGAAAGAACTTCTCTTCCGATCTTACACAGTCAAAAAACTCTTGAAGTGTAGGACACTCGATACGCATCAACCACCTCCGGTCAGTTTATTGCACATTACCTTGAAAGCAACCCCAAGTCCTGCAGTGCAATCAGGTTCCGCCACGGTCACCACATCTATCAAATCCGGGGAACTGACCGCAACTCCATTTCTTTTTGTCACTAAAATTTCATTTCGTTCAGTAACATTAGGATCTGTTGTGAAGTAAATTTTCGTATTGACAGCATATCCACGTTTTTCAAAATCCTGAACTTCTTTAGCGGAAGCCGGTTGTTCCCAACACTCGACTTCAGTTTGAACAACTGTTCGAGAATCTTTACTTCCTCCAAGTGTACCCGCAGACCGAGTTCGTAATCTTATTGTGCACTCATGAGGAAAGTTATCGAGAAGACTCATGCACCACATCCCGTCTTGTAATTAACCCTTGTGGTTTTTCAGATTCAGGACACCCATTTATCAAAATATCTTCTTCCTTAGCATTGCCCTTCTCCACGACTTGCTTCATAAATTCTAATAGCTCCGGTGAAATTTCGTTAGAATTCATGACAAACCCGCCCATTTGGATTCCATAGAAACAGAGTGTACAAATGCTTCCGCTTTGCACCCAGCTTTCATTTTTTGGCAGTGATGTGTTACAGGGAAGTGGATCCCATTCAAATCAAAGGAATCCTGATTTCTATTCAATTCACTTGTGATGATAACCCCTTCGATCACAAGACAATCTGGAATATGAGCTTTATAGATAATCTCTTCTTTTTTCTCCTTTTTCAGGAAGCCCAAACCCATCAAACCAGCAACACATTCCAAAAAAGATCTTCGTTTCATGTTGTTTTCCTAACTTGCCAAAGCCCAACCGTAGTTAACAAAATCATTCAGTTTTTCAACTGTCTCCGGAAGTAAATCCCACGCCCCACCTACTAATTTTTTAAGAGCTGAAGCATCTACCTGATAGTTATATTCCCCCATCCTTTCGCTGATTAGAGGCCCGGCAGTGAAACCAAGGCGAGCACTTTTCTTTAATGCCTGGACTTTCAGAAATCTTCGAACAGCCTCATCAACAACAGCTTCATGAATCGGAGATGCATCAAGAATTAAATCTTGGCCACGCAATTCCGCCTGAGTATACCCGGCAACATAAACGATTTTGACAGAACCTGCTATGTTAGGCCATCGCCCTCTGGATCGAATAATTCCGTCTTCGCATACTTTATTGCCAGAAGAATCTACAAGATTATAATTTGGTTGAAAATCAGTCCCCTCTGTGCTCAAAGATGAAAAGGAACCCGGTCTTGCACCATTTCTGCCGTCATAATCAATTGACAATGAAGTGATAGAGCGAACCGGTAAGTGCCGCACCTGCAATTCTTCGGACGACAAACCCCCTAACTCCCTCAGATACGCCTCCGTACTGTTTACCTCCCACACGGCTTGCCGGGCATCCCTTGCGTAATCCATCTGAGGATAAAATTCAGTATGAGATCTTTGCACCGGATCGTACTTTAATTGCCGCTTAACAGCAGCTTCGGCTTTAGTGATACTTTGTATCACTAAAGCACGTTCTGTCTCGGTTTCAGAATCTTGCAAACCCAAAGCCAACAGCACTTCTGATGTGTCTACTATTTGCATGAGAGCACCTTATGTGTCTTCTAAAATAAAGATCTGTCGATCCACATTTTTCCATTCACCTACGTCCGCATTATCAAAATAATCCAAAAATAAGGTGTAGACTCCAGGATCAAAGGTTAGATCACTGGCGTCAATTCTCAACCTATTTTTTCCGGAGGTAGGGGAATTTTTTGAAAAACTACTGCCGTTATCGGTATCTGCATCACTATCTACGCTAAATTGGGCATCTGCTAAAGCCGTTCCCAATCTACCGACACGACCAACAACCGCTCGGATTTTATCGTTTGACTGGGGTATTATCACACTAGAGTCAGCCTTAAGGATTTGAAAATCTTTAGTAAAGCCCCGATTTTTGTATGCGTAGATAATTGCCATGACGACTTTATACCTTATTTTTTAGGACAAGGGCACCTCACAAGTTGCACTTTTTGGACTTACAATAATTCCAGCAGAGCTACTTGATGACTCGGAACTTGATGTTGAAAGACTTTGGCTGCTTGATTCGGAAGAACTGCTCGATGAGCTTACTGAACTACTCGATACCGATGAACTACTTGATGATGAGCTACTGCTGCTACTTGATACGGACGAGGATGAGCTACTCGATTGTGAAGATCTACTGGATGCCGAACTACTTGAATGAGATGATTCAGAAGAACTGCTGGATTCCGAAGAAGCCGACGATACCGATGAGCTACTTGATGACTCACTCGATTGTGAACTGCTTGTAGATGATTGACTCGATGAACTACTTGATGATGATTCACTAGATCCCGACGATCGACTAGAAGCTGAGCTACTTGATTTACTTGATGAGGTAGAACTTGATGAGCTACTTGATAATGACGAAGATGAGCTACTCGACTCGGAACTACTTGACGAGCTAGAGGCCGAAGACGGTGACGAGGACGACTCACTAGAAGCCGACGACGAACTAGCCGAGGAACTACTCGACGACGCAGACGACGACGATTCTGACGACGACGACGACTCTGATGACGAAGTTGACGATGAGCTAGAGAGTGATGATGAACTTATCGATGAACTACTGGTTGAGCTTATCGAAGATGATGAGCTACTTGATGATGCAGACGACTTGCTTGACGCAGAACTACTGGATCGACTGCTTGACAAGCTGCTTGATGATTCAGATGAACTGCTCGACGAGCTTACTGACGAGGAAGAACTGCTCGATAACGAGCTACTCGAACTGCTCGACAACGAACTACTTGACGAAACACTCGAAACACTACTGCTTGATATGGATGATCTACTAGAAGCAGAGCTACTTGATTGGCTACTCGCGGAACTGCTACTTGATTGGCTACTGGCAGAACTACTCGATTGACTGCTGCTTGATACCGATGAACTACTTGATGATGATAAGGAAGAAGATGAAGACTCTGACGACTGGCTAGATGTAGAAACCGACGACCGGCTAGATGCAGAACTGCTTGATTTACTAGATGACTGTGAGCTACTTGAAACCGATGAGCTACTTGAAGATGAAACCGACGAGCTGCTTTGACTTGACACCGACGAACTAGAGGTGCTGCTACTGGATGTGCTGCTACTAGAGCTGCTGTTACTGCTAGATGTCGATGAAAAACTCGACGGTGAACTTGATGAAACAGATGATGACGTTGAATTTGACGGAGAACTACTGCTACTTGATTGACTACTGCTTGAACTGCTAGACTGACTGCTAGACGATTGCGAACTTACTGATGAAGATGATTGACTGCTAGATGATTGACTAGATGACGAATGACTAGATGACGAAGATTGGCTACTCGTAGAAGATACTGACGATTGACTACTACTGGATAATTCGGAAGACGAACTACTTGATTGCCCGCTGCTTGATTCTGAAGATGACGAACTGTTGACAGAAGATAGCGAACTACTACTGCTCGACAAAGATGAAGATGAACTGCTTGATACAGATGAACTGCTTGATACGGATGAAACAGATGACGAACTGCTTGACAGGCTACTGCTAGAACTACTCGATACGCTTGAAGATGAAGATGTAGAAATCGAACTGCTTGACACCGACGAGTAACTCGAAGGTGAGCTTGACGATAACGAAGAGGATACGGAACTACTAGAACTGTTTACAGATGAAACAGAACTACTTGACACCGAAGAAACAGATGACTGACTAGATGACGAAAACGACGAAGGTGAACTGCTGCTCGATCTACTTGATTCTGATGTACTTGAAGCCGAACTACTCGACAAAGATGACACACTCGATACCGACGAAGATGACGATTCCGATTGTGAAGAAGATGACGAAAGACTTGATAAAGAACTTTCTGATGAACTACTCGAATTAATAGATGATAAGCTACTGCTTGATGAAGAATTTATTGAAGATAAGGAACTACTGCTTGACGAATTCAATGACGACGGAGAACTGCTTGACGCAGAACTACTGGAACTTGAATTTACAGATGACGAAGAATCAGAGCTACTCGATGACTCATCTGCCGCAGTGTAGTATACCGTTATTGTCAAGTGATCAACATATGCAACAGCACCTTCACCAGAATTAGAACCTCCCGTTACTGATACAGCAAAACCAAATGTTGATGCATTTATATCAGAATCAGTCCAGGTCTCTCCCCACAAGTAGGATGAACCTCCCAATGCACGAGAAGTTTCTGCACCTGACCAAGATAAGGTTTGATCCGTAGAACCAATGGATCCACCTTTGACTATTCGGGCAGCGTTATGACTCAGCACGCCGGTGAGGTCGTTGTCCCCACTTTCAGGAGTAACAACAATTCCATCTATCGTTGCTCCAGATGGGATTGAAAACCCGAAGCTCTGGAATAGAAGGTAGTGGGAAGTCGCAGATTCTACGTCAGCCGTCGCCCGCGAATCATCGCTTGACGCAGCATTTGAAGGATTCGACCATGACACAGTACCCACTGAAGCATCGTCAGAGATCGAACCGGATGAATTTGGGCCTTCCGATGCCATTTGCTTACTTTAATCAATAGTAGCAATTAATGCCGTCAAAGCATCCCGCAACCCTGCGGTCTGTCCCGGTGTAAATGTTCTTACACTCACTCCAGTTGGAGTCAAAATATCTTTCAAGATATAAGTCCCGTCATCAGGGAAGTTCGTGGATATCCAAGAAACGACGGAATCTATAGCGGCTATCATAGTATTGAATTCTGCCACAATATCCAGACCGATATCTTCAAATTGTTCTTGAGCATAGGCAGCAATACCTGGTGTTGCTTTGATTTCGTTAAATTCTTCATTTGCGTTAATGCATTGTCGATATATTTCAAGAACAACATTTGCCGACACATCATCGGCTTGCATAGCACTCACATAATTAGTGGATCGTTCTTTTATCAGACCCGCCAATTCTTGTGCTTTCTCAAGAGCCACAGCTTGAGAACTATTGGTTGCCGGAAATGCCATAATATTTATCTCCTAAATCAAATCAGAAGCCGACGACGAAGCCGGTTCATTATTTGTTAAAACCGACGATTCTGACGGTCCTGTACCTTCTACCGTTTTACCGACTGGAAAATCAAGGATCCCTTCGGAACTACTTGTGCTGGAGCTGCTTGATTGTGAAGAAACACTGGATTGACTTGAGCTTGACACACTTGAACTAGAAACCGAGGACTCGCTTGAACTTTGTGAACTTACTTCCGATTGACTGGAACTGCTTGAACTTTGTGAACTTGCGGAACTGCTCGATACTGAAGAAATGCTTGATGAAGAAATTGACGAAGAACTGAAACTTGATAAGCTCGATGCACTAGATGATGAAAAACTACTTAATGACGAGACACTTGACACACTCGATGAAGAAGCAGATGAGATGCTTGATGCACTGGATACCGAAGAATTGCTTGATGACGATACCGATGAGCTACTTAATGATGATACTGATGAAACACTTGATGAGGAAACAGATGAGACGCTAGAACTACTAAATGAACTACTGGAGCTAGAATTTATTGAACTTAATGAACTGCTTGAACTACTCGAATTTTCTGCCGATTGAGAACTTGAGCTGCTTGAATTCAGTGATGATGGGCTGCTAGAGCTACTTGAATTTATTGATGATAGGGAACTGCTGCTTGATACACTAGATGCACTAGAACTGCTTGAATTTAAACTGCTTTGTGAACTACTGGAACTGCTTGAATTTACAGATGACAGAGAACTAGAACTACTCGATGAATTTACAGATGACAGAGAACTACTGGAACTGCTTGAATTCACCGATGACAGAGAACTTGAGCTGCTGGAGTTTATAGATGAGGATGAGCTATGTGAGCTTGAACTACTGGAATTTAAACTACTAGACGAACTGCTTGACGTTCCAAGAGAAGATAACGAACTACTGGAGCTGCTCGATGAATTTAATGAACTACTGGATGAAGTCAGGGAACTCGAGCTTGATGTTCCAAGAGAAGAGGAAGGTGAAGAAGACGAGCTGCTCGAATTTACCGATGATGGAGAACTGGAACTACTGGATGAATTTAAGCTACTTTGTGAACTACTAGAACTGCTCGAATTTATTGAAGATGATGAATGACTAGAACTTGAGCTGTTGATGCTGCTTTGTGAACTGCTCGATGATGAATTATCACCACCTCTCAATTCATTTCCATCAAATGCACCTATACTCCAAGTAGTTGCCCCAGCATTACGATCATACCCTGTAATGTCTAATTCTACATCTGTTGGAGTTGTTCCATAATCATTGCCCGCCTCGAATATATCAGCATCCACATCTTGAATATGGTAGTCTTCACTGCCTACCGTTGTAGAAACGAACTGATTCGCTCTTGTTATCGAATCAATGGCACCCGTTCCACTTGCTGATGTATCCTCTGCTGCATTGTATTCAGTTTGAGCATTAGTTGGTGAAGCCAAACTGTAATCTTGAATAGTACCAGAAGTAGATCCGCTAACTCCCGTAACAACGCAATTTTTATATTCATTATTTGCATTGTCACCCATCGCCAAACCGTAACAACTGCCGGTTCCAAGATTATTGACAATGTTATCAACAGTTACGTTGAACACTTCTTGAATACGGACATTATTTGCAGTTGAACAATAAACTCCTGTCACAACATTCGCAGTAGAGGCCGAGTTTGATATTCCATAAACCACACTATTATGAAATTCACAACCACCATTGAGAACTTTGAAACCATTTTGACTATTATTATTGGATGTGCAATCATGCAAGATCAACCACTTATAGAAATTTTGACTATTTCTATCTGTACCTGACCGAGCATCATAAACAATCCCCTCATTAGAACCGACACTAAAACCAGCGACATCTATATCCAACCATTCTACAGTAGTATTTGGAACCGCAACAGATACGACACTGTCATTATCTGTTCTTACAATCTCTACTCCGGTGCCTTCAGTCCCGTCATGCCTATGTCCAGATGCTACCGATAGCGTAATATCATCAGGATCTGTGTCATTAATAATGACAGCTTCATCAAATGGAGAATCGTCGTAGCATTCACCAAGTTGGGATCCCGTTCCTAGAGCTGCCTCCCACGAAGCTATTGTTGTGTAGTCTCCGGTTCCGTTTGATCTAATAGCTAAAGTTGGCATCTTAGCCTGCTCTCCTTGCCACTACTCTTAAAGAACAGGCATAACCAAGACAATACAAACAAATCAGTTCATTTGTGTTTTCAATGCGTTTGACTAATTCTAAAGGAACCAATCTTCTCCACGGAAGGACTTGCCCCTGCAATTCTTTAGCTGCCGCATCACTTAATGGCCGAGATAGGGGTAATACCAAATGCTCTTTATTTTCTTTCCACCCGAACGGACCCCAGGTAGGACGCCTGCCGGTCCTCAAGGTGATCTTATCCCAGAGTAACTGCATTGAAGCTAATGATAAATCACGCCTACCACCAAACCATATCTCTTGTCCAGGAATACCGAAAATTCGATGATTGCCGTGATCTAATCGATTATCAATGTATTCCTGTACATGATTATGCTGAGCACGGCCATCTACTATTTTGGGAATTTTTCCAAATGAGTGCTGCTCCCCTGTAGGCAACTCTGTTCTCAAAACCTCATCACCATGCCGAGCAAACTCATACTGATATGTGGATGATTGCATTAAGTATGCTAATGAATAGGTGGGTAATAACCCATTTGGTGTTTTTTTCACATTTCTGACATGGCACACATGAGATGCATCCACATGCAAACAACGTCGATGGGAAATAGCTGAAATTACTTTCCCATCGACTTTACGAGGATTTCCTAATTTATCCCCCACCTTGATTATCAAAGCACCGTTCATTAGACATCCTGATCAACTGCAACAACAACTCCATTTTTATAAAGCCTCATCTCATTTGCTCCGCCTTCTAAACCGGCTTGCTCAGATAAGTCAGCAATCAGTTGAGCAAATGCATTGATGCCAGTTTTGCCGCTGTAAGCAAATGAGGCACTCAATACGGAAACAAGATTACTTCCCCAGTCAGACTGAATTTGAGCAAGCCCATATTCATCTTGGCTCGCTGCTGCCGCATCAGTGACAACAGTATCCAAAAGAGCTTTCAAATCAGCATGCACAGATAAGTTATTTCCGAAATTTGTAAATGCCGTTAAAATGGCATTTCTCTGTGTCGCTGGTTTACCACTCGCAATATCTCTTGTGAGTGTTTCAATTTCTGTTCCAGTTGCCATGCTAATTTCCTTTCAATTTGTTCTGTAACAATTCTGGGAGAGTGATACCTAACGTGCTTGCCTCAGCTTCAAACGACTGCCATAGCTCCACGTTTAGTTCTATGGGCATTACTCGTACTTCTGTCTCTGGCTCCGGATCTGGGTCAGGGTCAGGGTCAGGGTTTGGATTAGGGTTACTGGTAGACTCTTGAAAACTGCCACCAAGGATTAAACCATACGTGTCAAATATCTGTTGGTTGGTTAGACCGGATAGGTCTGTGTCTACCCCATTGATGCGTTGTGGTCTAGTACCCGCTGGAACTAAGTAGTCTGGATCTTGCTGGTCAAAGTAATAGTCGGTTCCGTTAATGCGTAAGGGTGTTGCAGAGAATAGTGATGACTGTGTTTTCTCTGTGCTCTTCCAAGTCCATATTTGGTAAGGTGCTTCACCTTTATCGAATGTCGCTGTTACGATAGAAGGTCCAAGGTTATTCTGTGCTGCGTTGTTAAACTCGATTCCATGTGTGCAGTTAAACCTACCACTCTGTATTTCAAATGTGCTGTTAGGAAAGTCTCTGTGTGACTTTGTTGGTGGGGCAACACCAAAAGTTAATCCACTCAGGTTTATATTTCTGCCTTTGAAATGGTTCAGGTCGTAGGTAGTGCCACAATCCATACCTAACGGATCAACTCGACTGGCATTAGCATTAACAGATGGGTCGTTTATAATCCATAACCCGTCTATCTCTAACCTTGCGTCATGGTACGCTCTTATGATTCCTCGGTAACCATAACAGTGCCAAGCGTACATATCACGCAGAACAACCGTGTCATAAAATTTTTGATCCGGCCCTTGACTCCAAGCATAATACATTAATCCTTTACAGTTTACAGCCTCTATGTTTTCTACCTTGTGTCCATACTTGGTAATGCTCTGGTTATTAACTCTGGTCTTGGTGTTGCTGCCTCTGGTTAAAGCAACCTCCATACTTTCCCAACCGTGACCATACCCGCTAATGTATATCGCGTATCCGTCGCAAGCGTAACTTGTACAGTTTGTGGCGGTGGATGCTTGTCTTGTTAACCATACTCCAGAACCATTAGTTCCCGTTGTTTGAATCTTTAGTATAGAACCATCCGGTAACGTAACGACTTTTTTGAGTAGGGGTTTTAGTATTCCTTGGCAACCCACAACCACTATGTCATTGTATGTGTTGTTTATTTCCGAACCATCTTCTTCCATTACACCACTGCCAACACAATTAGCAGCAATGCACTTATCAATCAGTGTGTAATGCGAACCGTGAACAACGTAAGCCCATGACGGAGTACCATCTACGACACACCCGATTAACCGTGACTGATAAGGACTGTCTGTTCTACCACCAGCAAGACCAAAACTATGATGAGCGTGTAATGGGTAACGGGCTTTAGGGTTTTCTGCTTGGTAAAGTATGGACCCGTCAACAGCAATAATAGTTTCGTCTGTTAGTTCGTCATTACGTGTCCTGCCCATATCTAAGACAGCAACGTAACTCAGATCGACATAGCCGTTCATATGCCATGCAATATGCCCGCGTGTGCCTTGCGGGTTTTCACTACGGATAACTATATCGCGTGTGTCATTGCATACGTGTGGGTACTTGCTGACGTTAAACGGGTTACTAACAATCCCTTTGTGATTGTACAGTGTAGGATTTTTAAGTGTAATAACATTGCTGTTGATGGACTCTACAACAACATACTCATTAAGCCTACCAGCATCATCTCCGTTACGGGTAGCAATCTGTTGTGAAGTATCTGGTAGCAGTAGCCTGTCACCTACAGACCAGTTACTAGGAACTGATTCTAGTGTTAGTAGTTTAGTTCCTGCCGTTATGTTGTTAGCTGCTCGTATGGCATGACTCTTAGGCGTACCTTCCGCAGTCAAAGCTCCTAGAACTATAACACCAGTCTTCCACTCTTTTGGATCGTGCTGCCCGCCTGTTGGCATATCCCGTATAACAATTTCACATCCGGGTTTTAGATGTGTTGTACCACCGCTGTAGACCAACAAGTTAGCAACATTAAGTTGAGCACTATGCTCTGTCCACCCGTTAACCGCTAGGGTGGTTACCGTGTGTGGTGTATCGAACACCACCCTATGAATTACCTTTACCGTGTCTGTGCCTTGCGGTACTCGGTTCTGGTCCCACGTTGTAGGGTCATTTGCGTTACCGTCTTGAACACTGGTTATCGTAGGTGCGTTTCCTACGTCTGGTATGTAGTCGTGGCCCAGGAAGTCACCTAGATGCCCTGTAAGTGCAGCAGCTAAAAGTAGTGAGTGCATAAGGTATCCCTTTGATTTCTTAAGTAAGCAGTGTAAATTAACTTCTTGAATACTGCGGACAAGTAGGGCAATAGGATCTTGATTTTTGAACCCTTACTTCTGCCGCAGCCTGCTTGACTGAACTAGGATTGTAATGCCCCTCATGAATATCATCATGAGCTGACCACAATTCGGCCTTAGTCCATTTATTCAAATCTGTGTTGTTAAATCGACCCCGATAATTATGGACCCGTTTCAAATGATTCACCATAAATGACTTCGAAGGATTCCATCTTCCTTCAAAATTCCATCGCATTCCATGAACCGGATAATTACCAGAAGTTGCCACCCTTAATTTCTCAGTGGCAGGTGCCTTCTTTTGCACCCCGGTATACAACCAATCCAAGGCGTAACTATCAATCACCGTGCCGCACCCTAAGTCTATTCGACGAACAACTTGACCGTCCTTTACCATCACAAACGCAGGAGTGTAGTGAACCCCTAACCTATCATCAATATTCGACTTATCCACATCTACGATTTGAATATGAACTGACCCTTCTGTACCGATCAACCACCCGGATTCCTTGAGTTTATCAAAAGGACCATCCTTCTTTTGAAGTCTGTCAAGTGCTTCCTTACATGGAGGGCACCCTTCCGCCGTCATGATGTACATGCGATCTAGAATTTTTTCTGGCTCATCCTGTGGAACAGTATAGGTAACCGGCCAAATGGATGCCTGTGCCACTTCAACACTTTTATCTTCAACAACTGGCCACAACCCGGCTTGTGCAAATGAAGGCATCAGTAACAAGGGTAACAACACCCACAACGGCCACAACCCGCCCGGCTTCGGAGGTGGTTGAGGAACATCTGCTGCATCGTCGAGAATCATCTGAATTTCTTCTTCAGACAAATCCCTTCCTTTTTCAGCAATTTCACGGGCAACCTTTTTCACATTCCCTTCGTACCCTTGTTTTTTCAATGCCTTCTTGACAGATCTATAGGCAAGTGATTTCCCACGTTTGATTTGGCGTGACGCAGATGCCGGACTGCTGCAACCTCGAATCATCTCAAAAATACTTGAAACAATTCCGATTATCATAGTCACATCAATCGCTTGATTTGGATTGACTTTTTCATGAGATTCCACAATACCTTTATGCAGAATCGATTCGCCTGTAATAGGTTCCATTGTTTTTACTCCGTAGGCCAAATGCCTTCACTGTTTGAGGGTAATTCGTAAATCACATCGAATTGCCCATTAGGATAAACTCGACACACGGCCATCCTTGAGTCAGGTGTGTCACGAGGAATCGGTTCACCACCGAACCGTTGTTTCAGTAAGGGATAAGATACGTCATCTTTCCAAGAAATCGGCAAACCACCCAAAAGATAGGAATTCATAACCCCACCTCTTGAATGACTCAAACCACAGTTATGACCAAATTCGTGCTTCATCAAACTGATCCAGCGGTTAATCAAAACTGCGGTATCTCCACCACCGGGACGGTAATTCTTATCAAATTTCGCCCAAATCTTACCACTGCACGTTTCTCGATTGCTGACAATTGCCAAACCAATCCATCCACCGTCAGGGCGAACAAAATACACATCTACATTTGGACGAGAAGCATTATCATCTCGAGTCCAAAGCAAACCGACCTCGGCATAAGAGGAGACGACACCTTCCCATATTGTGTCAAAATGCGGAGCAAGAAATGACGGGACGGGATAATTGCTATGAAATTTAGCAATAGCTGAATGAAAATTTCCAATTCCATGACACCCTCTCCAATTGCCGGATCCCTGGGCTTCCTCTACCTCGTAGGATTCCTCTTTAGGTAAATCGTAATCCTTGCACTGACAACGGGGTTGTTCCATCAACTCCAACATAGCCGGTCCCAATTGACCATCTACTCGCATAGCAGCAGACAATCTTCTGGGATAGTGCTTCGCCACAAATGACTCAGCACTGAAAGAGTGCATATCCTGATAACTTTCAATAGCCAACCGAACAGCACGATCTCCTATCTTCAGATTATCAACATGGTCTTGCACCGACCGGGTATCTCCAAACGGAGCATGCAAATGCCCGGTGTCGGCCAATAGTTGAATGATCTGTTTCTCCGTCATCGGCATTATAAGGCTCCCGCTACTTCGACCAGGGCTTCTCCGTAATCAGCCACAGTTTTAATTTTTCCAGATTTTTGCAAGGCATCTAATTCAGTCATAAGACTTGAACCGAATTTGTTCCAAGCCTGTTTATTTTTAATAGTAACTTGCAAACCTAGAATAGTAACAGATTCCACCTCCTTGATCTCCTTAAGTGTTCCAGCAATTGCCGCTCTTCCGGAAGATTCAAGAACTTTGGCGATAGACTCCGCATTTGATTTATGTTGATCCGGAACTGTTTTTATCCATCCCGGTACTTTTGCTGCCAATCCAAATCCTGCAGGAGGATCTGGGTCAGGTTCCGGATCTGGTTTAGGATCCGGTTCATCAGGTGGTTCAGGTTTTGGAGAATCAGCAGATACCTTAATTGTCCAAGGCAGCATCTTGATTCCAGCACCGTCAACGGCAACGGCCAAAACGATACGGTACGTCCCAGGATAGCTCGACAGGAACAATTCCTTACCTTCATTCCGAATCGCGTACAACGGCGAAGTGTCGCCGCCTCCTGGGGCTTCTACCTTAAATCCCAACCGTTTCAGATTTTCGGTCAATTTAGTGATCTCTTCGGGATCACCACCAACCGGGACTTCAACATCAGAGACATCAACCAACCAAGTAAGATGATCCGCTGTTGATTTTGATGCATCTAAAAAAAGAAGATCCCCTGTACGTGCTTTTGGTGGACCTTCAATGACTGGAATGGGTTGGCGTTGTTTTGGGGTGTCAGTTTCTTCTGCTGACAACACAGCAGAAATAAAACTGAAGTAAAGGCATGCACCCAGCATAACCCCCACCGCACCGCGAACGTGTTTCATCGTGCGTTTCTTTCGTAAGTGTTAGGTTTCTTATCAAAGGCTGCAGCCGTGCCAGGGTTCCCGGTCTTCCTTGATCCGAAAGAAGTGAGCACGGAGTACAGTGCAGCCGTACCAACTATGGCAGCAAAGTGCTTCCAATCCAAATTCAAAATATTTGTTCCGTCAACAGTCAACAAAGCTGCCCCAGATTGAGCTGCTGTTTTAATAGCACGTTCAATGACATCTCGGATAAATTGGGGATCGGTCATCTTAGCCATTGTCATCTCCATTATTTTCAGGAGGGTTGGGAGAAGTGGAATCCTTATGAGACTTCCATCTCAATTGAATCCACCGAGCTATCTCTACCGGAAGCAATACGGTGAGAATATTACCCCAAGCATTGATCTCCGTGTGATCAAATTGGGAAGCTGTAATGTACAAAACAACAATTATGGTAAAAGCCGTGATACCGTAATGCACCAAGCCCCATATAGGATGATCCGGATCACTGTACTTCATGGCAAACTCTGAAGGTTTTACTTTTGAATTTGTCTCCGTAAATCCTTAATCGACTCTTCAATCGTATCCTGCCCGTCGTCAAGAGTTTGCAGCTTGCTCAAAATGACGGCAATACTGGTTGAATTGTCATTCGAAATTTGTTGTTTTGCCACTACCTCAGCTTGTATCTTAATCAATTGTTGTTGACGCACATTCATTACGTCAACTTCTCTACGGTACTGCATAAAAAACCCGAAAAGGGCTAACATGACCGTTATGGCAGGGCCTAAAGCTGCCGCTACAAGCCACTTCCATTCCCTCTTGTCCAAACGCACTCTGTTCACAACACTTCCGCCGTTTTCATCTGAAGTCATATTCATTCGAAAACCCAATCCATGACGGCCATTAAAAAAGACGTCCGAGAATACGGACGTCTTCAAGTTTAGTTCGTGATTTCAGAAAAGTACAACCCCAGACCGGGCTTATTTTCCTATCTTAGTGAAACTCCTTTAGGTTTCTAAATCAACTCTCCTCATTTTTTCTATGAGACTTGCATTCAACTCTTCCACAAATTCATTCCAAGCCAAAATGACTTGTTCCAAGGTAGCTGGCCGATCACCACCCATGCTAATGACCTTCAACATTTCTAATGCTGGAAGTGGCAAATCTTCGGATGTGCTTTCAGCTACTTTTTGGGCAGGAAGACCAAAAGTATGAATTCGATCTTCCTGATCCTGCCAAACCAATAGTGGACCGGCGTCACGCAAATCAGTGACGGGGCGAACTCCAGAAATTGGATCTTTTTTAATATCTGGTAACAACTCACTTCTCCTTTTTAATCAGAACTGTCGTATGAGTATGTGTGACCACATTTATCACACCTTACTGTGTGTAAACACCTACGCCTATCTTCCGCTGGGCCAACTTCTTCATAATCATGATCACAACCAATTTTGACATAAATAATTGGTTCAGTGTAAATAACGGAATGATCGACCCTATTCAATTTCCACTTGCTCGGCCAGACCACTGCAATGGCATGTCCATTATACCACATGATCTCAGTATTTCTGTAACCCTCCACCAAATTTTCTTCACTTTTCCAAGTTTCCCCAATGAATCTCACCTGACGAAATGATCGAAAGTGAGGAACTTCAACTTTTGAAGAATGAATGTACTCATTCACATCGACGACCCGATAGGGCTGCGGTAAATCATTGTACCTTTTCAAATCGGTTATCCATTCCGGTTTTTTGAAATCCTTATCTGCAACACGCGTGAACCTATACATTAATTCAACTCCTCTCGTTTGATCGTTTGTTCCTTATGTGTCTTGATGATTATATGAGAAATGTCAAACACTAATCTGTCAGAAAACACACCGACGGATTTACTGATAAATCCCATGACTCTCTTCAAATCAAATTTACTGTTTTGCAATGAAACTCTTTCAACACAATGAGCAAATTCCAAAACATTACTCAAGTACTCTTTGATGTCCTCTTCTGAAAATATTTTTTCGTATTTCGGAACCTTATCATAACAATACCGAAGAACGAGATTCGCTATACTGATTATTTCCTTCACAGGCAGTTCACATTCACCAGAATACTCTTCTGGATCAAAAAGCATGCAAATGACCTTCCTCAACCAATCCTGACAAAACTCATCACCATCTTCCGCTTTTTTGAGAGCATCCTCCATGATCCTCCCACGACGACGATCCCCTGCCGGATCTTCAATGATTTGCATTTCGATTTTTCCTTTTATACTTTTTTCGGATTTCATCAGCCAAAGCTATTTCTGAATAGGAAAATAACTTCACAGGCATGTGGTTCCACGTCCTGTACGAACAAACCTCAGTTGATATAATGCCCTTCGCTTCTAGCAGATATACCATAATCGTAGTCAATGAAGTGTCAGCAATCACCTCGTTCACTGTACCCCACCCCTGAACGTCAGGATCTACCCCAGGAAGCCGATCGACCAATTCCTGGTGCCACAGTTCAAATATATCGGGTTTAGCCATAGCAACTCCACTAGGAGGTCTACAATCCGAGTTGCAGTAGATCTTTCTGTTATTTCTGAGATTTTCTATGGCAAACACTTTTCCACAAGTCACGCACTTTTTGGTTCTTAATTCTTCTCTTCGTCGTTTGATGACTGGGATAAGATTTTTGTTAACAAAAATCTTACCGTTTTTCTGAATTGTTTCCCCCTCTTCTACCAATTCATGGAACATAGAAGACCCCATCTTTAAATTTTTACACACAACAGTCATCGGTAAACAATCAGCGGGTCTCCGTATCGTTTTCTTGCCATGAGCAGAAAGCACTTGACGCACCCTTTCACGGGTAATCCCAAACCAATCCCCCATCTCTTTCAGAGTGAATCCGGAGTCACACAATTCAAAAAGAACATCAAGCAGCTCACCTTTCCATACCTTATCACCTTCATGCACACCCCGTTTTTTTCCTACGAAATCTTTCTGAAGTGCCTGTTCAGCAGGGATTTTCCTTCTTAGCCTGCCAACCAGAGTTTTTCTTTTCACTCCCAAAATATCAGACCATTCCGTAAGTGTATGAGATTCCCCATTACAAGTGTACAACTTCTCCGGTCGCCCCCTACCGACTTGAAATGGGAGGTCATCCTTCATGAATTTTTCTAAAGAATCACTCATAACAATAGGGTCATTCCTCCCCAAGGCTGTCTACAAGACCATTGTACACAACATTCATGAATTTCACAAGAAAATCCTGATCAATAAGATCATATGATAAAGATTTTTGAAAAATAGCAGTAAACCTGGCTATCGATTCTACATCACCTTTTTCAATCCCTTCAGTAATACCATCATGGATTTTCAAGGTTTCCGGCAAGTCATTACAAAATTTAGATTTAATGACTCCCGGAATGCGATCATCATCAATCACCGCTTTATTCGTTTTGATGACATGACCTCGGAATTCCTTTGCAAGATCCACTAAAACATCTTTTGGCGGTCCTTCTCCGCATGAGGCATCTGCCGCATTATATAGAAAAGATTTCATCCATAAAATTTCTGTGTCACTTGCTGGTCCGCGACTATATTGAATTTTATCAATCGCGGTTCGAATTTCTTTTAATCTGACCATTCTCTCTTTGTCATTCATAATTTCTCCCATAACCACTTAATCAGTACAGTCCACGCCAATACAACAGGAACGAGGATTCTGATTTCCTAAATGAAATGAATTTCATGAACCCCATAATCATTTGCAACTTCCTCACAATCAAATCGCAAAGGACAGGATTCACTGTGAACGGACACAGAATCACCGGATTCAAGTCTGTCGACTACGACAACCGACCACGGACTTTCCGCCGTTGTTTGATCATTATGAATGTAGGCCACTCGCTTCTTTACTTCATTAGCCATTAGATTTTTCCTTAATCATACCAGATTACAGATCGCTGGGCTTTACTACCAAGGCTTCTATAATTAAGAGTAGTTGACTTTACATCAGCATCTACTGTAAAACCAACTTTTCCATCTCCGTAGACGTAAACCCCTAATCTTGGTTTTTCAGGAATCTCAAAACCATCCTCGATTTTATCACTCCAGAAACAATCCTTGGGATTGTAAGCAAAATCGTATCCGGAGTATGTAGTGTAAATTAATTTGCCATCCACATCTTTCTTTACTTCAACAATGATTTTAGATGTACCTGGAGTATCAACTCGGCACCAATAGTAACCGGGCTCCCCTGGTATGTTACTTTTCCGCATCACCATTTTGTTCATCTTTTCCTCGATTTTGCAAATTTCGATTTAGGAAAACTGTGTAAATACATGCCAAACGAATGGGGGCATCTGAACGGTCCCTAGAAACCGGGTCATTTTGTAATACTCAAACGGATTTCCAGTACCGACTACCGCAAATTTCACAGGCTCAAGATCGGCATCCGGATTAACTGCAAACCACGCACACAAGATTCCATCTTGAACACCAACATGCAAGAACACTGAATTCCTTGGAATCATAATCTCTTGCTCATCGGTAATTATAAGTTGGTACTTATAAATCTTTCTTGTCATCAATATTCTCCTCTTCGTCGTACCAGTGGATTTCGATGCCATCATGTTTAAGGCCATTCCCGGTGAAGCCGTCGAAGATTCCGGCTTCGCTTTTCATTTTGAATAAACCTCTAAATTCCGGTGCATTGACTGAGAATCCAGACCACTTCACCCCGTTCCGCACAAACCAGCACAGCCTCGGCTTCGGAGGCGGATCCGGGGTTTCCTCGACTGTTGCCCGAATTTTTTTATACTTGCCGGGTTCAGGGACGAAGCCGAACATTTCTATACATTTATCTTCAGAAAAACTATAAATAGGATTACCGTATGCTATGGCACCTGAATTCTTAGAAAGAACTGGTAACTCAAAGTGAAGATTGCATGGTGCGGAGCAGTTATATCCATCCCGACTCACCCACAGTTCAAATACATGTTTACTCATAATGGATTTTCCCCAGGAATTAATTGCCAGCCCTCTTTATTAAATACCTGAACGCGACCACACCCAGCTACTGTACTGAATCCCTTTATTGTTACCTTGTCACTCATCACTACCCCAAAACCAGATTTATCCACCATTTGAACATCCAGGATGTTTCCACCGGTAACGGGATATCCCTCCTCATCCACCACTTTCAGTTGAATTGTTTCCCCGTCCCGATCTAAAGCCAAATAAATTGGCTTTTCATGATCTTTTGATTCATCAAATGTGTAAATCTTTATTGTCATTCTTCTACAATACCTTTCATGATGATTTTTTCCAGATGTTCTAAACGATCGTTCATTGATTTCATATCTGTATCAACGATTTTCAACCGTTCAGCACTCTTCACAATGAGATCAACATTATCATGAATCAACGTGTTATGTTGGTAGATCTTTTTCTCAGTACCCTTAAGCTCGTCAGATAGTTTTTTCATTCGAACGCATACACCGGAGAGTGTCATCCACAAAATTGACATCCCTACCAGAACAGCCCCGCATGTAAATCCAAAAAACCACTGCATTTGTATTCCTTTCAGTATTCCTCGCCGTCGTTATCATCGTGCGGTCAGACCGATACGCCCTGAATTGCACATCCCGATTTAACCGTCGCCAAAACGACTCCGTCTCTATAGGCAGCACCGTCGCACAACTCAGATCGCTTTCCCGCTTCTTCGTCGATAACGCTTAAAAAGGCATCGCCACCGGTCACTAGCCCAAGTCTCTCTGGACACTCCAGCAAAACGTTTTCAAGTCTCTTGATCCATCCCCGCTCTTTTCTGGTAAGACGGGGAACTTTGATCTCGTCTTTGTACATGTAGTACGGCATTTTTTAACCCCTCGAATGCAGGTTGTTTAATTGTCATCCGGCTTTCAGTCCAACTGTTTTTTCGTTTTGCTGTCGGACCAGCATTCACCCACTAACTCCGTTGCGTCGTGGATATTCCGATTCGCTTTATGGTCATACCCAGCAGCAAAACCATCATAGTATGCCAAAAACAACTTCTCAGACTCCGTAAGTTTTCGTTCTTGCTTTCTCTCGAAGTAAAGCGGAGATTTGCACTCATTGCAGGTGGCTGAGCCCCAGCCAGATTGGCAGTGCCAAAACAAGTTATTGCTTCCGCATTCACTGCATTTTTTCATGCTCTCGACCTTCGAATGTTTAATTGTCATTACGTCTTAAGAGATTCTCTGGCCTTGTCGCAGTCGGAAATTGCCTTCGGGCAGACCTCTTTGACTTGTTCAAAAAGTCGCCGCAGTCCCGACTCGTGTGGCTTGAGATAATAAGACCCCAGGTTCTTGTAAAACGCCTCAATGAAATCATCGATCCCGTAGCCTGCCAAAGCGTCCAACGCCCGGATCTGCTCCTCGTCAAGCTCCAAAGTTGCATTGACTGTAACTTTGTGACGAATTTTGATTCCCATGATTCCCTCAATCGCAGGTTGTTTAGTTGTCATCGTGTTTTCAGTCGTACCAGATGACGCCTTTGTCGTTATCAAGGGGTGGTCCGTATGCCACTAACAATTTTCCGCACTCGGTTTCGACAACATATCTCCTGTCACTTTCCGCAAAAGGCAGCACCCCCACACGTGGTTTCGGCGGAAGTTCGATTGGTTCTGGGAGGCGGTCGGAGAATAGGGAATCGTCGCAAAAGTGCTCCAAGAACCTGATAGGACTCCAGTCCACTCCTAGACGGCCCGCAAAATCACGCACCTCAATGACTTCCTGATACTCGTCCAGTTTGTGCCAGTACCACCCCGGTTCGGTCGGTACGTTATTCGGCTTCAGAATTAGTTGTTGCATTATTTCTCCTTGATTGCTGGATGAACCTTTGTCATCCGATGGTCATGTATTCATCTCGCAGCTTCGCGAGCTTCTCGTTTGCGAGGTCGATGATTGCTTGTCGCTCTGGAGTTGCGTCCTCTGAGTAGCAACTCACAAACCAAAGATCCGGCTCATTGCGGAACTTTCCACCAAAGCCTAGAACGCCTTGGAATCGGTATTCGCGACAGCCTTCCCAATCGTGCGTAAAGATAAAGTTCCGGCGATTGCCATCCAGAGCACCGCAACACTCGCAAAGGATGTCATATATTCTTCCGCCATATTCTTCGTGTATGAATTCAAATTTCATCAAACCGCTCAACCTACAAATGAACCTTTGATAACCTGATTTCACGCTGGTTGGTACGGTTCTATGCAATAACGCCACGCAATTACGTTGCTTACTACTTTTGCCTCGAAGTCATCTCGACGAAATTTACCACCGATATATACGGCACGGCACGTCAGTCGGACGTTGTTTTCACACTGAAAGGTAATATCGATTGGTCTCGACGACTGAAATCTTCCTGTGTCATCCGGCAGATGCTTCTCGACCGGTATCCAACAGTCGTTCTCAGATTGATTAGTTGACTCCCTTTCCACCTTTGTTTTGGTAATTGAATACTCCCATGTGTCGTCTGAAGACTCGTGCCAAGTAGAATCATCAGAATCAAGAAATCCTTCCTCGTATGCCTTTTTCAAATCCGCCGCCGTAAATCGCTTCTCGTCACTCATAGTTCACTTTCCGTCCGACTTTGTGTCAAAAATCACCGGTCTCTTACCGGTAGCGGGATGCGTTGTTCAAAACAGAGTACTCCCTATTATACACCTACCACCTTGACTTTGTCGCAATATATTTCCAGAAAATAAAATTTCAATCAAAACAAAGATTTAGCAGGCGTAAGCCCGATTTCCTACTACCCTAAAATTTCCCCCCCACAAAATTTTAGACCTACCAGTTATCAGAAAATTACTTATCCCCATTTCTATCCCCGTACTAGGCCGGTTTGCCCCTAGTCCCCTCAGTAATCAGGTAATAAGAAAGATGATCGGATAGTGTAAAGAGTATTATTCTACGCCTAAAAAAATTCCCACCAAAAATTTTCAGATGTATCAGTTATCAGAAAATCAGTTATCATAATCCGTAAAACATCATTTATCGTAAATGGAAAAAATTTGTGCCGTAAAATTTTCAGACGTATAAGTTGGGGGTCGTGCCAAACTGTTGAATCAGTCAACAAACTTCAAAAGACCCCCACACCCCCCTATCCCCCCTACCTTAACAGTTGACTAGGTAACCGTTGCCCCAGTCACCTGTTGACCGGGTATCAGTTGACTGAGTCGCCGTTGACTAGGCCTACGTTGACCCGGTAACCCGTTGACTAGGTATATAGGTGATTGAGTCAACTGTTGACTGGGTAGCCTGTAGACCGGGTATACGTTGACCTAGTAGCCTGTTGCCTAGGTATACCCGTTGACTGAGTACGCTGTTGACTAAGATGACTGTTTACTAGGACAACTGTTGAGGCGGTCAACTTGTTGACTCAGTCATCTGTTGACTGGGTCGCGGTAGTTGACTGGGTATACTGGTGACTGAGTCACCTGCGGGGGCGGGTAGTTGACTAGGTAACCTGTTGACCGGGTATACTGTAGACTAAGACAACTGTTGACCTAGCTGACACGTTGAATCAGTCATCTTGTTGACTAAGACAACAGGTGACTAGGTAGCGTTTGTTGACCGGGTACACTGTTGACTCAGTCAACTACAAAGATAGATAGTTGACTAGGTCTACTGTTGACCGGGTACACGAGTTGAATCAGTCAACTTGTTGACTAGGTAGCCTGTAGACCGGGTAAACCGTTGACTAGGTTTACTTGTTAACTCAGTCAACTGTTGACTAAGAAACATATTGATTGGCACGGCAATTGCAGCATATTGCCAGCCTAGTCAACAAAGATCTTTTTTTTTAGTCAACTTTTCTAGATCTCGCGTATACGGGCCATATTGCCCCCTTACGGGCCAATTGATTAATCAGGTACTATGCTATTGCCCGCGAGTTGGGGGTTTAGGTAATATAGGGCGTTGACTAATATGACTTGGTACGAAAATTGCGGTTGTTGACTAGGTAACCGGTATCGGGCGGTATTGTTGACTAAGAAACTTTCTTTTTTTTTCGGGTTTTGTTGACTGGGACACCTTATTATTGTAGCTAGGGGTTGACAATTGCCGATACTAAACCTATAATCAATAGACCGATCGGTTGACGTCAACCGACAACCCGACAACCCAGTTGACTAGGAGAACCCGATGATTTCCGCCTTTTTTACGTTGATCGGATTAGGATCAACTCTTTTTTGCGTTGTTGTTGCCGGTCAACAATTGTACCGCAAAGGACTCAGTCAACTTGTTGACCTAGTATGGGCCGACATTGACGATACCCTAGTCAACAAAAAGCCGACCGTTGACCAAGTATCAACTAGCCTACGTAGGGCAATCGACAATGCCCTAGTCAACGCTAAACCGCCGCAACTAGGCCAACTGGCCTGGACGTTGGAAGAAGTTGACCAAGCAAACTAGCCGGTTGTTGACCAAGTACCCGATACCCAATACCCGAAAGATGACCGAGATGACAACCCAAAAACCCGACAACCGACAACCCGTTGACGTACACGATCAACTAGTCAACGCAATCGGAAAAGTTGCCGAAGTCAACGATATTTCGCTACGTCAACTCCGTCAACAGTTGATTACAATCGTCAACGGGTTGACGAACCTTGTTGACTGAGACCACAAACCCGAAAGATGACCGAGATGACAATAACCGACCTACTCGTAGCGTTGACTATATTGACAACCCTTCCCGCGACCGTAGCGTTGTTGGTACGGGAAGATAACCGAGTCAACAATGACCCAGTCAACAACTTCCAATACCCGGGCCTGTTGACTGAGTCGCAACGCCTAGCCGAAACCGACTGTTGAACGAGTCAACGCTTGTAAAAGTTGACTCAATACCCAAACCCGAAAGGTGACCAAGATGACAACCGACAACCCGACGACCCCATTGACCAAGTCAACCCTAGCCGAGGTGATCCGGTCAACAACGGCAAAGTTGACCCAGACACTATACGGAGATCAATTGATCGACGTAGCTACGTTGACCGAGGCACTTTTTGATATTGCCGATCGACTTGACCCAGTCAACTTCCCCGACCAGATGATTGAGTCAACAAAACCGGTTGTTGGCCTAGTCAACTCGGCTTACCAACATTACCCCGCTGCCTACGTCGACAACGGAGTTGACTGGTTATACGATATTGCCCTATCGGAAGATGACCTAGTCATCTTAGAGTTGTTGACCGGGTCAGGGGTTTTGCGGGCGGTCAATCGCCGTTGGGAAGGTGGCCTAGTCAACTTTGTTGACTGGGTACAAAAAGACCTCGACGCCCGCAATCGTCATCACAGTCAACAGCAAGCCTAGTCAACAGTTGACCGAGTACGCGGTTGCCCCGGTCAACAAATGACTGGGTCAACTGTGTACGGAGTCAACAGATGATTGAGTCAACAATGACCCAGTCAACAGATGACGCAGTCAACGTCAGCTCGGTCAACGGGCAAAAAGTTGACCAGGATGACTGTTGACTGAGGAGCCACGAAAAATTTTCAACGGTCGGAAATTGACGGAGTCTACTGGCGGAAAAAAGATGAATCAGTCAACAACAACCCGATACCGTGAAACCCCTGACCTAGTCAACAATTGGCGGTTGTTGACTAAGAAACTTTTGAAAAAACCCGAAAATAATCGTTTTTCTTGTAACATTTCGCGTTGCAATTACGCTTAGCAATATAGGCGACGGGTTGACAACAACCCGCAACGATACCCGATACCCAAAACCCGAAAAAGAAAGATACCGATGGCCGATCAACGAGTATGGGACGAAATTGACGAACAAGCACAAGCGGAAGGTTCCGGGCTCCGTCGGGCCTACCATAGCGTAGGCAGGCGACTGGGACGCAAAAACCTAGCCTATCACGACCGATCAACCGACCGACAACAACAACCCCAGAAAAAGTACCCTAGCCTACTTGATCGACTAGAAACGGAAATCGGGTAGTCGGTGACCCGGTCAACGGTGTCGGGCCGTTGACCGGGTATATGGGTTTGCTAACCCCCTACCGATTTCCCCAGTCAACTATCAGACTTCTGATCCCAATACCCGACGATACCGACACCAATACCAACAACAACGATACCCAGGCAACTATAGGCTAGGTCAACAATCCAAAACAAAGATAACCTAGTCAACAAGTACAATCAGTCACCAATTTACCTAGTATACAATACCCCTAGTCAACAATTTACTCAGTCAACTTCCCACAACCGCCGACTAGTGTTTTCCTGGTCAACCGGTTGTCATAGTCAACAGTCTCCTGATGTTTTCCCAGTCAACTAAAAGAAAGATACCCGATGAACTATTATTTCACAGGATTCGGTGACCTGCTCGATACCGAAAACACTGATAATTGGCAAGATGATGATAACGAGGAAAGCGAACTGCTTGATTCTGAAATAGAAGTACACCTCGATGATCTAGTCGACAGTTGACTGAGTACGCGATTGTAAGTTGACCGAGTCTCCCTAAAAGAAAGATGACTAAGATGACATACGCACTAGCACGATTATTAAAAGACGCACATCCCGAACAGAACCCCCGATATTACCCAAACTACTCTGGTCGAGGAATGTACGGTGAGTCAACTCTCGGACTCGTCGTCAACGACAAGCCTGCCGTTATCGCGAAACGGCATCGACTACGATACGACAACCTAGGGCTCCGATGGATATTGTACTAAGTCAACAATCGGCGGTTGTTGACTAGGCTGACGAGTTGACTAAGAAACTTTGGAAAAAACGCCAAAAAAACACGTTTTTCTTGTAACATATCGCGAGTTTTTACGCTTAGCTATATAGGAAAACAACCGACAACCCGATACCCGAAAAAAGGAACCTGACCGATGGATCCGAACGCCACAGTCAACGAAATCGAAATTGCAATGGAAGACCAAGACTGGGAGCAGGCAAGGTATCTTGCCGAAGACCTGCTGACATGGCTCGACAACGGCGGGTTTCCCCCGTCAACAATGTCAGGAACCGAAGCATACGCTTACGCTTCCTGGGTACTAGAACAATCGGATCAACGACTGTTGATGTTGACCCGGTAACGCGGTCGCAGTCAACAAAAGTCTCCTTACCCAACAACCAAAAAAGGAACCCGACTATGTCACGCCGGTCAATGTTAGCCGAAAACATGTATGATGCCATCACCGAAATCATGGAAAAGGAAATTGAAGAACACGTAGAGGAATCGATCGACAACGTCGTGGAGGACGCAGTCAACTGCATCATTGAAGATAAACTGAGCGAATTGCGGGACGATTTGGAAAAAGAAATTGAAGAGCAAGACCTACGGTCAGAATTGGACGATGCCATCAGTCACATCGAAAGGTTGACTGACCGAATCGAAAAATTGGAAAAAACCAAGGTGCCCTGGTATACACCAATCATCGACCGGATCCGTTGCCTCAGTCAACGGTGGCAAAACCGAAGAGTCTCCTGCTAATCGTCAACCAACAACCCGACAACCCCAAACCGACAAAGGAAAACAAGATGACCAACAACACAAACATCACCGTCCCACACTTTGGATGCTCTTGGACCGACAGCATGACGAAACATCTCAAAAAGGAATGGTTTCGGCTACACTACGATGACTTTCAAACTTCGTTGACCGAGGCAATGCCGAGGATCTGCGAATCCTGGGGGGACTGGTACAAAGCCTATAAAATCGGCTGGGTACTCAGTCACCTTTTGAAAAGAGAGATGATCCGATTGGAGACCTACAATAACTGCATCGAAATCGTCGAACTATGGAAAACAACGAAAGAGTTGACTGAGTCGCGGTTGTAACGGTTGCCTCAGTCAACAGTCTCCTGAAAAGTTGACTAAGAAACTTTCGGAAAAATTGAAAAAAACATCAGATTTCCAGTAACATTTGCTGACTTTTTACGCTTAGCTATATAGGAAGCAGTAACAACAACCCGAAACCGACAAAGGAACCCGACAATGGCAATCAACCGCAAAAAAACCCACAACGTACATGCCACTTTCCTGTATTCCGGAATGCCCGATTATTGGAAAGGAGACGGCAGCCGATGGGATGACGACAACGGATGCCTCTTTGCATACTACGATCACACGACAACCCTTCGACAATTGATCGACAATTGGGTAAGCGATTTTGCAAACGGCGGAGACTGCGATACTATCGACGAAAACATCACCGAATTGGACATCAAAGTAGCATTGTTGGAAATGTTGTCACCAGCAGGAGTACAAGACTATCACGGAGACGAATTGGCAGGATGTGCGAAAGACTACCGAGATGCGAATACCGAAGAGGATCTGGCAAACGAGGACTGGGAATCACCCTTCGCTGTCGTATTGATCGAAACAGAACCCGTTGACCAGGACGACGGGGAATAAGTTGACCGGGTAGCCGGTTGTACGGTTGCCCTGGTCAACAGTCTCCTGAATTGTTGACGGAGAAACTTCTGGAATTCTGGCAGAATTTGTCAGAATTCCAGTAACATTTGCTGACTTTTTACGCTTAGCTCACTGGAAGCATTGACAACCCCAAACCAAAAGGAAAAACCGATGACTAACAAACCAGAACCACGATTGATCAGCGACACAGATTTCACAGATTTCTATGCAAAGGAATTCAACGACAGCGAAGAGGCATTGAAGCAGGCAATGGGCTCCGATTATTGGAACACGGTGATTGAAGTACAAGATCGGATTTTCATCGTACCAGAGAAGGTGGCCCAAACTTTCGAAGACATGAAGTGCCCTTTCTATCGGCACCGATTTGTTGCCATACTGGAAAATATCAACGGTTGTGAACCAAAGGAGTCTCCTGTTGACAAAGAGCATGTGTACGGGTTGAATCCCACACCAACGTATCGCTGCATCGAGGATGCCATTGTTGACGAGATGAATACCGTCCACCATAGATGGAATCATTTCGATAGAAAAGTCATCGAGTTGGATGACTTGGTCAGCATCATGCTGCGTATTGCAGCAAGGGTTGATCCGAAATCAGTATCCGACTGGCGTTGACCGGGTAGCCGGTTGTACGGTTGCCTCAGTCAACAGTCTCCTGAAAGAAAGATACCCGATGAAAACTTATCGTCTCATAAACGTAGTCGGTGGGGGATTCCTCATGGAATGCCTCACCTTTGGTTTCGCAGTCAACAATGCAGTCAACATCGTGCGAAAGTCAAGCAAGGATGCTGGTGGGATTCACGTATGGTACGATGACAAACTTGTGGCGAAAATTGACCGAAATCAAAAGTGGGTTTCCGAAGAGCATATTGCCACCTTGGTAGAAATCGAGGAATTGGATTTCCGTCGATGGTTCGACCAAGTCAAACTTCCGTTGACTGAGTCGCCGGTTGTTGACTAAGAAACTTTGGAAAAAACGTCAAAAA